CTATTTGACCTGCCCCAGATTTGCCTCGCTCAAATCAAGCTCGCTCAATACTTCTCTGAGCACGTCATCACCAATCTGGTGATGACGGCTCAGGCTATACAACTCAAGGCGTTGCGCCCGCAACGCCTTGAGTCGCAAACGGCGCTCCAGCAGATCCATCTGGAACGCCAGCGCCTGGGCTTCCGCCGAATCGTTGAACACCTCAAGCTGATGCCGGTACTCGGACATGATCCGCGCCTTGAGTTCGGCCGAGAGTGCTGCCTGCGCAGCGTCCTGCGGCGCGACCTCTTCGGTTTCCAGCGCATGGATCGCCGCCTCGGCGGTCTTGCGCCAGGCGTCGCGCACTTCCTGACGGCGCTTGTCGTCCGGACTTTTCTCGATGCCGCGCAGTAGCAATGGCAAAGCGATACAGGCGCAAATCAGCGACAACAGAATCACCCCGGCGGCGATGAAGATCAGCAGATCGCGCTCGGGGAACGCCTCGGCCCCCATCAGCATCGGCACCGACATCACACCGGCCAGCGTCACCGCACCGCGCACACCGCCGACGGTCAGCAGCCAGCAGGATCGCGCGGTCGGCACTTGCGTCAGGTCGCCCTTGCCGCGCAAACGGCGCAGCAGCACCGACAGGCGCCAGATGCTCTGCACCCAGATAAAGCGCAACAGCACCAGCGCGAGGAAAATCGCCACCACGTCGAGACCTCGGTACAGCAGCGTCGGCCACAACGTCGGCTCGTGGCTGACCACCGCTTTGATGATGTCCGGCAATTGCAGACCCAGCAGCAGGAAGATCAGACCGTTGAAGGCAAATTCGAGCAGCGACCAGACGCTACGGTTGAGCAAGCGAGTGCTGGTCTGTCGTGGCAACAGATCGAGCCAGCTCTGCATCATTCCCGCCGCCACCGCCGACAGGATGCCCGAAGCGCCCAACCGCTCGGCCAACACATAAGCCGCGAACGGCAGCAGCAACATGAACACCACGTGGGTGGCCGGATCGTCCCAGCCCCGGGCGATCATCCACGCGCGCAAACGCCCGACCAGCCAGCTCAGCACCACGCCGACGGCCAAGCCTCCGACCGCCACCAGCACGAAGGTCAGGCTGGCATTGGCCAGTGAGAACACTCCGGTGACCGCCGCAACCAGGGCAAACTTGAACGTCACCAGACCCGAAGCATCGTTCATCAAGGCTTCGCCCTGCAGTATGTGCATCAGCGGTGTCGGCAAACGGTTCTGCGAGATCGCCGACACCGCCACGGCGTCGGTCGGCGACAGCACCGCGGCCAGCGCGAAGGCCACCGGCAGTGGAATTGTCGGCAACAGCCAGTGAATGAAGTACCCGGCACCGACCACGGTGAACAGCACCAGGCCGACCGCCAGCGTCAGGATCGGCCCACGCAAATGCCAGAACTCGCGTTTGGGCATTCGCCAGCCATCGGAGAACAGCAGCGGCGGCAGGAACAGAAACAGGAACAGCTCCGGATCCAGCGCCACGTGCAGGCCCAATGTCGGCCAGGCCAGCAAGGCACCGGCGGCGATTTGCACCAGGGGCAGCGGCAGCGGGATGACCCGTCCGACCAGCCGCGAGACGCTGACCAGCATCAACAGGATAAGGACGGTGTAAGCGGTTTGCATAAAGCGGAAATCTCAGACAATCGACAGCGTTGAACGGTCATATTAGCCGCTCAGGATACGTCTGACCGTTGCACCTATGTCGCACTGCTGGAACGCAGTCCCCTTGTGGGAGCGAGCCTGCTCGCGAATGCGGTGTCTGATTCAACAGAGATATTGCCTGACACGGCCCCTTCGCGAGCGGGCTCGCTCCCACAGGTTTTGCAGCGTTACGACAACCGTGGCCGCCCGAAACGCGTTGGTCATGGCATAATCCGACACCATTTTTTTCCAGCACCTGTAAAGGGGGCGATTCCTTGACCGTTTCAAGTAAAACGTTGCACCTTTTCGGCATCAAAGCCTGGGATGCCGCATAGAAATCAATCAAGGCCTTTGAAATCAAGGCCTTGAGCCAGATATCAGCACTAAACACGACCCAATTTTGCGACTGTTCAGAACCCAATAAACATTGGCCCGAACGGTTGCGTTTTGGGGAAGACTGTATACCCGCCAACGGCGTCCTGCCGACATTCACCAATCCATAATCCTACAGCTCGTCGCCTCACCCTCGCCCGTCCGCGGCGCCTCGATTACTGTATATGCAACCAGTAATCAGCAAGGCATTCCCGTGGCCACCCTCTATATAGAAGACACCGACGATTGGCTCGGCAACCCGACCCCGCTCGAAACCTGCCGGCACCAGCTCAGGATGTACGAAAACGAATTCGAAGCGCTCACCCTCAAGCTCGATCGGGCACTTGAAAATATTGAGGGTTTGGTTCGTGACAACGACGCGCTCACCCATGAGCGAAACTCTCTCAGGGCAAAGCTTCAGTACGCCGAGGGGGACTTACTGAGCGAAAGGGGCAGATTTGCGGACGTGGCGCACCAGAGAGACCACCTCTTCCATGAAAACCAGCGACTGCTCAGGGAGTTGCGTGAGCTGAAGAGCTGACCGCCTTCACATACGCCTGACACGCCTGCAGGGCAATCAGCCCCCGGTCGCCGGTGTCGGTGATGGCGATAATTCGTTGAGCATGCGCTGGGTCAAGTCGGGCGCGTACGGCTGCATGATCCACGCCGCCGGTGCCGGCGGTGGCTGGCACCCCGCAGCCTTTGGCAGCGTCGGTTGCGTCGAGGAGGACTGACAGCCGCAGATCAGAAGTGGCAAGGCGATCGCGCAGGCGATCTTGGTTCTTTTGAGCATCGGTCATTTTCCTGAAGTGGGTTTGCTCGCTGTCCGCCAGCTGCTGCTCGAGCGCCAGCCGCTTGTCCTGCTCGGCCTGCTGCGCGGTGGCGGAGGCCAAGGTAATTTGATTTAGGGTTTCAGCGTGCTGTTGGGCCTGCTCGGCCAACTGCTGACCGTAGCGCCAGTCCTGAAATTGCCAGGCGCTCCCGGCGCCGATCAGCACCAGCGCCAGCGCGCCCACCACTTTCCACGGAACGACCATCACGGCACATCCTTGAAGAAGACGTGGCCGCCCAGCTTCAGCGTCAGCTTCGCCTTGGCCGCCCAGCCTGGTGCTGTCTTCATGCTGAGCGCGTAATAGTGCGTGGCGCCGCCGGTGGGATCCGGCACCTTGCCGTCGATCACCTGGTCAGCGGCGATCCGACATTGCGCCAGCTCGCGGAACGGGATTTCCTTCACACCGATCAGAAACTGATAGTTCGGGTCGGTCTTGTTCCAGCAGCTGAACTGGTACGGTTTCTGGCACACGCCGACGTAGCCCTCGCCCCACCACGAATTGGTCTTGCCATCAAACACGCGGTTGCGGATCGTCCACGCCACGGCGATCTGGCCGGCCGTACCTTCGCCGCGCGCCTCGCCCCACAGCGTGCGGGCGAGGATGTCGCGATCTTTTTCGGTTACAGGCATCACTTTTCTCCAGGCAAAAAAATACCCGCTCAAGGGGCGGGTTCTTTGGTTAGCAGATTATTAGGGCCGAACAGGCCGATGATCTGACGAGGGGAAGTTCTCGGCCCCATCTTTCCAATTACGAACTTTGGTGCGGTACTGCAGCCACTGCACGCGGGTACCGGGCAATGCGCCCGTGTTTTCACCTGTTGCCTCGGCCTCCTCAAGGGCCATCAGCTGATTCGCGATCACATCAATTTCCGTCTGTTGCCATGCTGCTTCGACTGAAACCTGCTCTCGGTGCATCGCCGCGTCCGCTTGAAGATCAACGGCCCACTGTGGGATGTCCTCATAAAGAGTTTCATCCGCGTCCAGAGGGATTTCGCTGTCCACAAACCGCCAGGTGCCGTCTTCTCGGATTGCCCACATAGATTCACCGCTCATTTAAAAACCCGCAAACATCAATGACGACAGAGCCACCGCTCAGCACGGCGTATCCCATGCGCTGCGTTGCATCCAGTGGAAACGCGAGGCCGGCAGATACCGCTGTCGCTGTTTGCTGGCGAATCGGCTGCCCAAGCAAAGACGCGTGATAAAGCAGTGCCGGAGTAGTGTTTGGACTGACGTTGATAAGGGCCGTAAAGCTGACAGGAGGCACGACCGGGCTGAGGACAAATGCAATCGGCGTCGTTTGCACCCCACCATTAAGTACCCGAAACGGTACGACGTTTGTCGCACTCAGCCAATAAACAAAATTCGTCGCGTCGTGCTGGAACTGGAAAATTTGACCGGACGAATTGGTTTTTACTGCACCCAGATACCGCCTGCTTGCGTCACCAGATTTGGTTCGCGCTGTGCCGCTGTAGGTGGCCGAAGGTGCCGTTGCGGCGATCTCTACGGACGGCGTGCCGGCGCTGTCGAAAAGGTATGCGTAGAACCAGGTGTTCGCTGCAAGCGACAATCCTGAAACGGTGATGGGGGTGCTGACCTGCAGTGTTTTCCCTGTGCCAGGAATGAATGCGGATCCACTACCTACGGATACCGAGTTACTGCTCCCCCAACTCAGAAAGAGCCCTTCAATAAATCCCGGTGAAACGCCGCCTTGAGCTACTGAAATGGGCTTGGTCAGAGCATTGAGCTCAGTAATGTCCGAGTTCTGTCCACTTTTCGCAGCAACGAGTGTCCCCCTAGCGGCTGAATCGCTGGCATCGTCCACCAAGGTCTTCATGAAGTCTGAAAAACCCAAACCGGTAAGCGCTTCCCCTGAATTAGTGCCACCGGTACCGCCTTTTGTGACGGGCAGAACTTCATAGTTACCGGTTGTGCCCAGCGCTGCGAGCTTCGGGCCGAATTGGTTGTTCAAATTATTGAACGAATCTGCCAGCATTTTCGGATAGCCCTGCATCGGCGCCAGCGCGTAGGTCCCGGAGGCGTTAGTCGCGCCCTGATAGGGTGGCGCAATCGACAGCGCGGTGTCACTCGCGATGTTTGTCACTTCGTACCAGCCACCGTCAGGACCGCGAAAAGCATCGCCGACCCGGCTATTGGCAATAAATGCCGTGCCTGCGCCTATTACAGCGTTGGAATTTTGGACGACAGAAACCGTCCCGGCTTTGTACCAGGGCATCGAATATCTCCGGAATTTATTGTGAATCAGGCCAGCAATTTGGCGCAGAGAAAGGGCCGGTGGCCCTGGTCGGTCCAAGCCGTGAAGGCAAGGCTGTACATCATGATGCGGCCGCCGGCGTAATCGACTCCAAGAGCGCAGCCGCCACCGGTACCGTCGTTGTGGCAGTTCATCGTGAAAGGATTGAGGGATACGTACTCACCTACCCCGAGGCTCTTGTTGATACCCCATAAGTATCGGCGCCCAACACTGAGCTGCTCGGTTCCGAGATATGTCCAGTTGCCGGCGGCGAACGTTACGACCACCGCCGGAGCGCCACTGTCGTAAACGAGCGCGCCAGCGCCATCCCACAGACGCATCCCATAAGCAGCGGTGCCCATCGAAGCCCAGGCCGCCACGAAATACTGGCCGCTGAGTGTTTCATTCACCCGAGAGGCGTTCATGGCAAACCCCGTCCAGTTACCTGGCCCACCCGTGAACCATACCGAAATTGGAACCTGAATCGCACCGCCCTGATCAGGTCGAATGAACACCATTGGCGGGTCTTGGCTGGTTACCGCCCGGGCAAACGTTCCTGATGCAGTTGCCACACCGGAATAGGTGCCCTTGGTGAGAAGGCAAAGCCTGGGTGCCTCCGAGTCAATTTGAACAAACGAGTTGTCATTGATGCTCTGAAAGCCGTAACTCATGTCCCGTACCTGATTGCGTAGCCTTTGGCGACGATCCTAGTCTGAATTGTTGAAGCGCCGGCTGAAGGGTTTTTGGGCCGGACCACTACTTGCCCCACCGCCGTCGTCACGTATGGATAGGACTTTGCGTTGCCTGACCCATCTGTTTCAGATGACTGCACATCCTGAACCCTCGTCGGGATGATCATGAACACGCAGTTGGCAGGGTTGAAGCCCGGAATGTTCAGCGTGTAGCTGGGCGTCGAGCCACTGAAGTCGATCACGCCCTGCCACAACACCTGATAGGTAAAGCTATTGGTGTCCATTCCTAGATTACCGTTCTCGTCCCAGACTCTCGCTCCATAAGTCATGCGTCGAGATCTCCAAGTTGCACGCGCTTCACCCCGTTTTGGTCGAAAACCTTGATTGCTCGGTTGGTCATCGTTAGACGACCTCCACCGGGCGCTGGACCGTTGAACTCTAGGTTGCCGGCTTTATCCAGCCTCCAGCCAAGTGTTCCAGGGATATAGTTGTCGGATTGAAGGTATTGGCCGATCTTCAGCATTGTGATGCTGCCGTCTTGAATGAAGGCCGAGTTCATGAATACCTGACCGCCCTGCACCGCAAACGGCACTGATATCGCGCCGCCGGCGATGGTGTTGACGATGGCGAACCGGTCGGCACTAACCAGGAACTGGCTTTGAAGGCCTGCCGGGCCGTTCTCGATACCGAGGCCGATACCGGCAGCTATGTACTGACCAGTCCCAGAGTTGTACTGCATCTTTACAGACCAGCTCGCCGAAACCTTGCCGTTCACGTCATTTACGATCGACGTGTTTTGCTGGATGGCGGTTTGCTGATCTCCGACGGTGGTACTGAGCTGGCTCAATTGCTGAGCAGTTGCCTGCTGGTTCGTGACCACTACTTCTTCAAGCAGCGTGACGTTTGCCGAGTTTTCGGCCACCACCGCGGTCAGTTCAGTCTGGCGTCGAGCTGAGGCTTCGTTTTCGGAGGCTCTGACCTTCTCTTCTGTGGCGATCGCCGCGGTGCTGGACCAACCTTTCAGAGCATCGGCCAAATCGCCCTCGCCGTTGTCATCTCGCGAAGCCGCACGAAGCGCCTGAAACGCCGTCGCCTGAGCCGTGACGACGCCGTCAAGCTCTGTGATTTCGGCGGTGTTGGTCGCCACCTGCTGGGCAAGCCCGTTGGCGGTTTCCACGGTTTGGCCCACGTCGAGCCAGTAGATCGGATTGGGCGGTGGAGTGTTCGCCGGCACCGGGCCGGTGGCCTGATAGATGCGCTTGCCCTGCACCACCAAGTCGTACTCTTCGTAGGTATCGTCGGGGTTGTAACCCTTCAATCCGTCGAGCGCATCGATCTGATCCTGCAAGCCTGGGATTTTGTCGATTTCGTCGACAATATCCTGTCCCAACTCTGTGCGACCAATCTTCCCGGCCAGCGCCGCAAGGTATGCCGAAACATCGTTTGAAGTCTGAGCCGGCACATATAGAAAGGAGCTTTTCCCGTAGGCGTTCGATGAGCGGATGAAGTAGTAGTAGTTGGTCCAGAACCCCAGCCCGTTGTGGGTGAAGGTCAGGCCTTGCCCCAGATATTCGGCATCAGCAGCCGTTGCTGTTGGCGAGGTGCTGAAGAAGTATTCGTAGGTCCCTCCGTTCAGGCCGTTTTGCGAGTTGCTTGGGATCAGCACGATGCTGTCGATCGAAGACTGCACCACGCAGCTTTCTGGAATGGGCGGCCCGTTGATGCTGACGGTGATCGTCGCCTCGCCGGAGCGCGCCATCGGCCCAACCGCCGCCACGCTCATTGTGTAGTTGCCAGACGGCAGGCCGTTGATGGCGATCTCCGTCGAGGTGGCCGGAACGTTGTGAGACTGCACCGCGGTAGCGCCCTGCCGGACGATGACGATGTATTCCTTCACGATTCCTGTCGGCGGAAGCCACGAAAGTACACCCTGAGTCACCTCGGCGGCGGTGTCCTGCGTCCAGGTAACCGCACTCGGTGTACCGAGACCGCCGGCCGGCAGATTGATGAAGCCGATCGGGTTGTACGGCTGGCCCACCGCATCATCGAAGATCGCCGCCTCGTACTGTTTGACCTGGACTGTGCAGCCTTCGCTGTCGCCCATGGACCAGTCCGAAACGATGAACTCGCCCAGAATGTTCAGCGACGGCAGGTTTACCCGCACCACGCGCCCCGGCCGGCAGTTGTAGCCGGCGAAGTTCATCGGAATGCTGATCGCCCCGCCCGCGCGGCGCCGGCGCAACTCCATGTTCGCCAGGCGCTGGGCCTGATATGGATCGGTGACGTAGGAATAGGTCAGCGTTTCTGCCGCCTCGCCGCCGTCCTCAACGATCCACTCGGCAACACTGACCTCCGGGTAATCGGTTTCCGTCCATGATTGCGAAGGATCAATGAACGTGCCCCGTACGGTGTTGATCGCCGAGTCGTTGGTCGGCTCAGTGCTGCCGGTTACAGTGCCGATCACCATGTCCTCGGTGATCTCGAAGTCATACGGGCCGTAGTAAGCGCCCGCCTGAAGCATCCAGCGACCACCAACACGGATCAGGTGGCCACCACAGGCCGCTTCAAGCTTCTGCAGCACACCCGTGCGCTGCTCGTCTGCACCGATCACGCAACCGCTGCGATAGCGCTGGCTGGTCGAGCCGTCGGCATTGGTCAGGGCCTCGTCGCACACGTTGGCAGCACTGGCGAAGGTTTCGAACACGATCTCGTCGTCCGGCACGCCGCAACGCGCACGCAGGAACCACAGCAAGTGCAGCGCGGTATTGGCGCTGTAAACAGCGGTACCGGTGCGAGGGTCGTAAACGTCATTGCGGCCGCGCACCACGAAACGGGTATCCGGGATTCCCGACGGGAATTTCTCTGCGCTGTACTGCAGCGAAACCCGAACGAACGACAGACCCCGGCCGATCTGGCTGTCCTTCCAGTCTGGGCAGTTGGCCTTAAGGAAGGCGTTCACCTGGGTCGGGTTGACCACCAGCTCATAAGTCGCCTGCGCGCCGTAGCTGCCGATCTCTTCCTCGCCAAGGTAGATGTTTTCAAGCGCGGTGATCGGGCCCTCGCACAACACGTACACCAGGTGCAGCCACTCGCCCTCACCCTGCGCACCGGCCTGCTCTTGCGCCCAGACCAGCACGCCACCGGTGGAAACGCGGCCGAGGATGAAACGGACCGGCGCCTTCGACGACCGAACGGTCTGCGCCGACGGCTCGTTGTCGCGCAGTGGCGACTTGGTGTTGAGCTTTTCCTGCTGCTCGGATGCGTAGAAGGCCAGCGCAGCGCCGGCGACCGCTCCCCACGGGCCACCTTGGGCAAAACCAACAACCGCACCGACTACAACCGAGGCAAGTTTTCTGACGCCGCCGCTCATTCAACCCTCCACGCAGCCAATGGCTCGCATACGACACGGGCTGCGCCGTCGTCGGTTGTTGCCCAATAATCGCCAGCCCAGAAAACAGCCATGCTTCGGCCGCCGGGCGCGTCGTACAGCACCACATCGCCGCGCTGGATGAACGTCAGCGGCACCCTTGCAAAATGGGCATCCCACGCCGCCTCAAGGCTGCCGTGCTGCTTTTTAAGCTGCCGCTTGGCGCCGGTTTCCGTGGTGTATTTGCCGCGATAGTTCTCGGCCGGATCGACGCCGCAAATCGCCGCCGTGCAGTCAGCAGCGAACAGGCAGCAGTCAAATTCGCCCCATGAAAAAGGCCGCTCTTGGGCGGCCTTGATCACGTCGTTTAGACGGGTTGTCCAGTCTCGGTAGCGCATGGCTAACTTCCATAGGTGAATGTCGGTGCGTCCTTCTTCGAGCCCCAGTAAATGGGCCACTCGGACATCTGGGCGATGGCGTAGAAGAACCGGTCGCCGTCGTGGCGCGCGCGGTGGTTTTCGTCGGTGAAGCGTTCGGTACCGGTGCGGCTCCACTCGGCCATCCGGTCGACCACAGGCACAGTGATGCTGTTGCCGTCCTGGCCGTTGCCGGCGAACGAGAATTTGGCTGCATCCATTCGGCCGGAAAACAGGATGTCCGCCGCGTAGTTGCCGGCCTCATCGAACACCACGAATAGGACCTTGGCCATCCGGCCGCGGCATCCGCGCACGTTCGTCTCGGAGAGGATGTAGGCATCCAGGCCGCTGAGGGTGAGCTCGACCGACATCGGCGAGCCGGAGTTGTCGCTTTCCTGCGACTGGCTGACCTGGCCGAAGTTGCCCACACCTTGATAGGTGATGCCGTCGACCACCAGGTCACCGGTGCCGGTGTGCGCGAAGACCATGCCGTCGACGAAATCGAGCTGCACCGCGTACACCGGCATGAATCGGCCGGTGGCGATGATGTTCACCACGTTCTGACTGAACGGGAATGCTGAGGGCATCAGAAAGCCTCCCTGAATTGATAGCTGCCATTCGCGACCACGGGGCGCACGGACATGGACCAAGTGTCAGAGGTCATCCGCATTTCCGAGTAGGGGTTGAGGTACTCGACGGCGGTACCGGTCGTGAGCGTCTTGCGGATCCGTTTGTTGAGCAGAACGGTCACCCTGCCCTGCGCATTTGCTGATGCAGGATCAGTGACCTCGAACATCTCGCCGGCAATGGTGATGTAGTCGCCGGCGCTGAAAGCCGGGGCGTTCGCCGTTGCGCCGCCGATGACCATCGACCGCGCCTGAGCGTTACCGGTGACCACCGTCAGTGCGCCGACGCTGTTCGTCCTGCGACGGGTGAACGCCGGAAGGTTGAAGGTGCCCATCATGCCGTCGAGTCTCCCAAGGAACGCCGACAGCTCGCGCTCCTGAGCCCTCGTCAATAGCCCGAAGGTCAGCGTGCACTGCCAGTAGGCGCCCGGGTAGCCGATGATTTGCTGAGCGTTCGAAAGTGTCGACGTGAACGCCCTGCTGTTGTTGACGATACCCCACGTCATTTCTGACGGGCGCAACGAAGCCGGCCACGTGAGAGCCATGCGGTACTCCTTAAAGGCTTATCGCCGCGCGATCAGCTGGCGGATGGTTCCGTTTTGTTTCAGGTCGCGCACGACCAGCTCGTAGCCGCCCTTCGCCCCCTGCATCGCAGCCTCCTTGACCATGTTGACGGTGGCGTCATCTGGTGTGCCTTGAAAGCTGAAGCTTTGCTGGATGACCGGGGCAGCGGGAGACGCCGAGGAGATCGGCACAACATTGGACTTCGTGGTTACGGCAGCCGATCCGACGTAGCCGCCATCCGCGTACCCTTTCGAGTTCGCGTTCATGCGCTCGAGGAATTCCCGGGCGCCTGGCTGGCTGACTACGTCCTTGCGCACCACGAACTCACCGCCGTGCACCACACCCTTGGGCTCGAACTTGCCGCCGTCGCCGGTATAACCACCGTCGGAAAAGCCGTACTTCGAGCTGTACCCGGCCGCCGATGCGCCCAGGCTCGACGATGTCGCCGCGGCAGAGCCGGCAGCAAAACCGTTGCCGGCCGCAGATGCACCAGCACCAGCCAGCCCGCTGAACAGTGTGCCGAAGATGCCCACCGCCGCCTGACGCACCTGGATGCGGATCAGGTCCGCGATGATGCCGTCCGCCAGATCCTTGAACGACAGCTTCCCGGTCTTCACGAACTGGATGATGCCGTCTTCCATGTTGCTGAAGGCGTTGGTGAACAGGTTGCGGGTTTGGCCGGCAACGTCGCGGGCCTGCTCGGAGTAGGTTTGAAACGCCGACGAGGCGCCGAGCGACCAGTCCGACTGGGCTTTGTCGACGTCCGAGTAATATTGCTGCTGCATCGCGAGGCGAGTTTGCAATGCTGAACGCAGAGCTTCAGTCTCCTGGTTGTACAGGTTGTCGCTGATCCGTCCTTCGTTGTGCTGCTGCTCCAGTGCATCCAGTTGAGACTGGTACTGCTGCTGGATATTGAGCTGCTCCTGTAGCCGCTGCCGCTGCTGATCTCCCATTCCCATGCCGGCCAGATTGTTGTCCAGCCCGGTCTGGGCCTTCGCCAACTGGCTCGCAAGGTTGGTTTGGAATGCGGCGAGCTTTTGAGTCTCGTCAGAAGCGATCTTGCGCAGCGCGTTTTCCTTTTCGAGCGCTGCGTTCTTCTTCAGTTGAGCGGTGATCAGCTCCTGGTTGGCCAACAAAGACTTCTGGTCCGCCGTCAGGGTCTTCTTGCCCTTGATGTCAGCGAGTTCCTGCTCCCACTTCACCAGAGCCTGTCCGGCAGCGCCAAGCTTGTCGACCTCACCCTTCTGCACGCCGATCAGCGAGTTCTGCTGTTGCAGCACAGCATATTGCTGTCGGGCCTGATCAAGCGCCTTCATGCCGGCGTCTTCGCGGTATGCCTTGGGCTTCTTCTCTGCTGCTTCTTTGTAGATCGAGTTCTCACGGATCGCTTTGAGCGCTGCCTTCTCTTGCTCGGCAGTGATCGTATAGCCAGCCGCACGCGCAGCATTGATGCGCTTTTCCTCGACCTCCAGCGCCTTGTTCATCTTTTGGCGCTTGGTGAAATTATCCTCGATGCTCTTTTGGAAGCCTTCGTAGGCAGCCTGGCCGTCACGCTGGATCTGTGCGTTCTTCGCCTCCGCGTCAGCAGAGTCCTGCTGCGCTTTGCTCTTTTTTTCATACGCGGCAATTTCAGATTCGATAGCCTTGATGCGCTCGCGGGTATCATCGTCTTCAAAGCCAGTATCCAGCAGGCTTTTCCTGTACGCGAGTTCCTGCCGCAGCTTGGTCAGATCGGGTCCGGCGCTCGACTCTCTGCCGATTCCCAAAATTGCATCCCAGCCGCTTTTGGCCGCGCCTGCCAGATCGTTCCATGCCCTTTCAAGGCTTCCGAGATTTTCCTTGATCGTCGCGGCGCGTTGGCCCAGCGCCTTGGCGAGCGCCTCTTGGGCTATAGCCGCCGCAGCCTCTTTCTCTCCCATCTCCTGCGCGGCGCGAATTTGCTCGTAGACCGCAGCTGTAAGGAAGTTGTACTTGTTATTGAGCTCGGCAACCGCTTTCACAGGATCATCAGCAAGCCGAACAAATTCTGCGATCGTCTCGGAAACCGCTTTGCCAGTGGCTTTTTCGTATGCAATTGCGGACGTTGCGATCTGCTCAAAGCTTGAACTTGCGATCTTCCCGGTACCGGCAAGTTGCGCCAGTGCCGCAGCAGCGTCTGCCGTGGTGCCGACGGTGCCGCTGACGCGCTTTGCCATCTCGGCCAGCGCGAGAGTGGTAGTGCCAGCGGCATTGCCCGTGGTGACGATGGAGAGTCGATAGGCATCCTGCTCTTTCGAGCCTTGGTAATACGCCACTCCAAGAACGCCAACCGCTGCAGCAGCGACAGTGAACGGATTCACCAGGCCAAGGATATAGCCGCCCAGAGCTTTTGCTGCCGGACCAACACCGCCGAACATATCTTTAAGCTGCCCACCCTGCTGCAGGAAAACGGTGAGTGGCGCCTGGCCGCCCTGCAGCGATACGGCAATATCGGTGAACTGCGCAGGAACGCCACGTAGCGCGGCGGCTGTTGCCTTTGCCGTCATGCCGGTTTTGCCGAGGTCCGCGTTGAAGCGCCCCAAATCAGCTCGGGTGGTGTTGATCTTGGTTTGGTACTCGGAAAAAGTATCCGCGTCGATCAGGCCAAGCTTTCGGTTTTTGGCCAATTCCTTTTCTTGCTTGTCCAGCTCGCCCAGCTTTCGGGTGACAGGGTCAATGCTACCCAGCAACTCTTCCAGTTGCTCTTTCTGAGTTTTGACCTTTTTGCCCGTGGTTTCCGAGGATTGGCCAACGCTGTCGATGCCGTCGGCAAGCTTGTCCATGACTGGCTTGGCACGAAGACCGGCGCCCTCTAATGCCTCTAGCGCCTTGCGAGTATCAGCGGCCTTTTGCTCGGCGTCGCGACTGTCGATCTCCAGAACGAGGCGGGATGTCTGAGCCATTGTTTTTCTCCAGGCGGAAAAAAACCGCTTCGGAAAGCGGTTCTTTTATCCGGCTATGCTGATCACTTCGGGACTAAGTCAGCTATCGCGTTGTCAATGACCATGAATCGTCCAGCTCCCTTTACTTTGGGATCTGGCCAATAGGACGCACTCATGGTGCTGGCATTGATCACTTTTCCGTTATCCGCAGGCCATTTTTCGATGTAACTATCAGATTCTTTCGGGCCGAGCTGTTTAGAAAGGTATTTTGCTATAGCCGAATGGTCGGTTTTGTTTTTTGATTCCAAGAACGCCATGTAAAACAGACCGTTGAAAAAACACAGGCGAGCGCTGGAAATCTTGCCGCTTTCAAGTTCGCCAGCAATATCCTTGCCTTCCCGGCAATCGACGGAATCAGCTGCAGTCACGCTTTTGAACGATTCAGGAAAATCTCCCTGTTTCCCGCCGAGGGACATACCGAGCATCTTGAATGCGGGGGCATAGACACGCGGAAATGCCGGAGAATCAGGCTCAAATTTAAACTGCTTTCGACCTCCACCAGCCATAGGCAGCTCGACGAAGAAAGTATTCACCAGCGAAATTGAACCAGCGAAGGACGAACTCTCGGTTGGGATAAGGGTGCTGCGCGCAGCGTCTACAGCCATCGTATGGCTAACAACGGCGCCATCGCCAAATTTGACATCCACGTCACAGTTTTTTTCTTTGCAGGCGATCCGGGATGACGTCTCGAGATGAAATACGACGCCTTGAACGTTTGCGCTGCTGTTTATGATGTTCACCGTCAGCATGGTATTCACATCATCAAGCGCGTGAACTTTCAACATCGCACCCTGGGTCTTGGTCCCGCGCATCTCGTCAGTGTTTTCGTAATGACTCCACGACGCAGCATTAGCGGTGGCAGCCATGAATAGCGTTAGCGTGCTCGAACAGATGTATCGCAGCATGGTCCTTTGTCCTTGATAGTTCCTAGCCTCCAGCATATCGGAAAAGAATCAAGGAACCTCAATCCTCGTCACCGGACAAACACACCGCATCCAGCGCAAACATCACATCGTCAACCTCATCGCGCGGCAGCGGCGACGGATGCGATTCCAGCCAGTCGGAAATTTCCCGCGCCGACAGTGGCAGCGGGAACGTCCCGGCCATGCCGGCGATGTACCGGCGGCCGCGAGAAACGTTCCTGTACAGGTTGAGCAGGTAGGCCGTGATCGGGTCGTTCTCGGGCTCATCCGGTACCGCTAGCTTCAGGCGCGCGTAGACCGCGCGGCGCTTCTCGCTTTCCCCGCCCCACTCTTGCTCCCATTCGAAGCGGCAGAGGGCTTTCCCACCGACTCAGCTCGCTCTTCAGCGGCGTCATTGGCTGCAGCTGCACCCTCGCGCAGGACGAAGACGAAGAACTCGATGTTGGTTTCCAGCAGCTCGGCGGCGATCGCCGGACTGTACTTGATCGGGTTGCCCTCGGCATCCAGCACGCCTTCCCAGTCCTTCACGATGAAACTGGCGAGCAGCATCGAGTGGTTCTGGTGCTCGGTCTTCTCGCCGGCGACCACGCCAACCTGGCCCTCTTCAAACCGAGCATCGTTGCGCTGAATGCGGCGGCGCATGCGTTCCAGCGCCACCTGATACTCAGGATTGTCGATGCCGGCCAGCAGCACTTTGGTGTCCTTGTCGAAGTTCGCCCAGCGCTCGCCGGTGACTGCCGGCTTCTTTTTGCCCAGTTGCAGAGCCATTTCAATTCCTCAACGCCACGCCAGTAAAAGGGCTCCCCCGGCCGGCGTTTGAGCCGAGGGAGCCAAAGGGGTTACGGGGTTGGATCAGCCGCTTCGCGGGTGATGGTCGGGCTGAGCTTGGCGACGGTGTAGTTCAGCGTGACCTCGATCAGGTCGCGCTTACCACCGTTCGGCAGTTCGCCGTCCACTTCCACGGCCGGGAAGTTGAACGTGTACTTGTTGCCCAGCGAGTCGGTGATCGGGAAGACAACTGCGATCGGCGTCCGGGTGAAGGTGTTCTTCCAGATCTCCCAGGCGCGCTTCGACCAGGCCAGCGTGATGCTGCCGGTAACTGCCGCCTCGGTGGCGATGTGCGCGCCCGGCCCGAGACGATCTGAGCCAAGGCAGCGCTGAGTCTGCAGGCTGTTGTCGAGATTCACGGTCATGGCCGAGACACAGGCCACGCCTTCCAGCGACTGGCTGTTCACCAGAATCGTGCCGACGTTGTTGTTCGACAGAAACGGGGTGGTGGTAGGCGCGTTCGGCGAAACGACGATCGGGGTGTCGCCATCGGTGTAGTCCAGGCACGCCATGTTGAACGTGGCGGTCACCTTGCCTTCCGACGGGATGTCAAGCGCGAAGGTCGAGACGTGCGCGCCCTTGAACACACCATAGACGCCGACGTCGTTGTAGCCCTTGGCGATGCTGAAGGTGTGGCGGGTATCGCCTACGCGCAGCACGTCAGCCGTCCACACGCCGTAGAAGGCTGCTTCGAGCAGCTGGTCGAACGAGCCGAATGAGAATTCCGCGGTCAGATCACCGCCGATATCGATGCTGGTGGCCACCGAGCCTTGGCTCAGCCGGGTGTCGGTGATCTCGTCGCTGACTTGGGTGTTGACGGTAGGGGTCAGCGCGTTGCCGGTAAGGCGCAGCGTGTCCCAGGTGCCGGCGGGGGTAACGCCGGGCGTCACCTCGGGGATGATGTGTGAAACGACTTTTGCGCCAGAGCTCATTGGAGCCTCCTATTTGCGGGCATAAAAAAACCCGCTCAAGGCGGGATTGGCTGGCCCATTGGGCTGATTATTTCTGGTCGAATCCGGCAGGACCGCCACAGCACATGCAGTTGATGCGGTACTTGTCAGCGCTAACCAGAAACTGTGAAGCGATGCCCAGCCCCATGCCGGCAGCCACGTACTTCCCGTTTCGCAATTCCATTTTCAGCGACCAGTTCGTCGCGAGCTTGCTATCGATCGAGGCTTCCTTGATGCGCGCTTCGTTGATATAGACCGCGCCATCCGCCACCACGAAGGGTTGGGACTTTTCATCAAGATGCAGATCGCCGACACGAAAACGCAACGCTCCGTCGTGAAAGATGCTGAGCACACCACCGACAATTCCGATCCGTGTTCCTGCCACCTTCGATTTCTGGATACGAGCGTCGGCCTCTTCCTGAGTTTCCGGCCGCACGTAGGTCAGCGTGGTGCGATAGTCCGAACCATCACGATCAAACGAGAAGTCCTCAGTCTTAAACTCAGCACTATCGCGAAACTCTGCTGGTATCTTCGCCAGCTCGGCGCCGATGAATGCGTAGCGTTCGATACCGTTGGCAGGTAGGTCGTAGTCAGACCACTCGCCGGCAGTGATGGTGACAGAGCGAGGGTCAGAAGACTGGCTCGGCATGGAAGCACCTTGGCAGTTAACCTCAAGCTCACCGGCGGCCTTGTTGAACTTCCAGCCGGATACACCCGGCACGTAATCTGCGCTTTGCATTTTCCCTCTCAGCCGGCGCGAAACCGGATGTTGACGTTGATTTGGTAGAAGCCCTCGAACTCGCCGGCGACCACTTGGCTGGCTTCCATGCATTCCAGATCGCCGGACTGCCAGTAGGCGAAGTGCGCTTCGAGCGCGTCGGCCAGCGCGTTGATGGCCTTTGTGCCGGTGCGCTCTCGGGCGAAGCACTGGATGCTGATCTGCCCGGGCTTGCGGGTGTGCGGCCGATCGGCCATGCCAGCCATGAAGGCCGATGCGTATTGGATATTCAGCCGGCACCAGAGGCCGGTCGCCGGCGGCGTGAACACTTCCGGCTGATTCGGGTAATCGATCCGCGCCTGGTCAATGCCAGTGAAGGCGACCATGCGCGCGGTGATGAGCGCTCTGATCTGCTCGAAGGTCATGTGTAGGCCTCGGATACGCCGATGAACGCGAGGTCATAAACCCCGCCGGGCGCCTGCGTGGAATGCCCCAGTTCCAGCATCTCGCCGTAGGGGCTGTTCGTTTGGATGTAGATGACGGGAAACTGGCCTGATGCCTTGATGAGCATGCTGCCCTTGCTGATCGTTTCGCGGCCAGACGGGTCGATGTTGTCGGTCACGGTCATGTCCGGCGCGCCGATCGAGACCAGATGACTGCCTCGGAATGTGCCGCCGATGTACCCCTTCCCAGCCGCCTGCGCTTTGACGAAGTAGTTCTCTTCGCGCTCCCGCTTGGTCAGCTTCTTGAAGGCCTTGCCACCGGTGCGCGCAGCGTTACGTGCGTCTACGTTCGCGTCATAGGCATCAGCCAGCGCTACGTTCTTCGTGCGCAACGCCACGTTGGCCTGCCACAAGTCAGGGTTGCCGACCGGCGAACGGTTCACCACCTCCGTGAGCATGGCGGTCGCGATCACGCGCGCCATCTGAGTGATGTCCTCGCCTGCCTGGTCGGCGAACTCCGTGAGGCTATGGCTCCAGCCCGCTTTGTTGGCCATCAGACTTTCCTCAGCTGGATCTCGTAATGGGCACCGGCCGGGTCGGTCTGGACGTTGATCACGTCGAAATCGTTGATCTTGTGGCCGATGTCCGGAACTCCGCCGATCGTTTCGTTGGTCAGCGCGATCAGCAGTTGGTCAGTGGCGCGGATGTTCACGCCGTCGACCTGGGCAATCTTGAAGGCGTCGAATACACCCCGGCCTGTGTAGGCGATGACAACAGGGTCGCCCGCCACCTCATTGACCGGATCCCACGTTCCCGGCAGCGTCACGCCGCCGCTGAATGGCTTCACTGCATCTGCCAAATCAGTGTCGAAGGCCTCAGCCAGATCCGCCTGGATCTCCTCACGTAGGCCCATGGGTCACCTGTACACGTTGAAGCTGAAGCCGCTGGCACGCCATGGCGCGAGCAGCCCCAGCGCGAACTGGACCCCGTCGGGCAGCGCGGTGGATTTGCTGGTATCGATCGAGGCGAACGTCTTGCTGGTGGTTACCGATCCGGCCTTAACGGTCTTGGCCTCCAGCGATCCCTCGGTCTGCTGCTGGTACAGCTTGCCCTCAGAAGCAACGACCGCCAGCTCGGCGCCGGCCTGCTTCACCTCTTCGGGAATTGCGTCCATGTCGATGCCGACCAGGTTGAGCGAGGTCAGATAGGCATTCGCCTGCAAAACCGCCCGGGCCTTCTTGTCATCTGGAGCCCACGATGCCCCGAGGATGGCGTCAACGTCCGCCACGGTGATGTAGGTAGCCATCAGGCCTCCGCTTGAATGAGTGGGGCCGAAGCCCCAGGTGTTACTTGGCGAGTTCGTCGACCTGCTTTTGCAGCGACTCTTTCGAGGCGTTGGCGCGGTAGGTCACCTTCGCCGCGTCCAGCTTGGCCTTCAGATCGGCAATTTCCTTTGCTTCGGCGTCCGCAAGGCGTAATTGCGCAGCCTGCGCCAGCAAGTCATCGACCTGCTTCTGCAGCGTTTCGGACTTGGTCACAGCAGCATCGCGAGCATCTGCCAGGTTCTGCATGCCCGACTGAATGCCGGTCAGGGCTTGATACAGGCGCATCGCAGGGCCTTCGCCTTCAACAGGGTTCAGCACGCCAGCTTCAAGGCCGGCGGCCAGCGCGTTTACGGCGTCGAGCTGCAGAGCCTCGCGGGATGGCTCAGCGCCACCGCCATTGTTACGGCCGCCACCTTCTGCGATGCGCGATCGAGCGTGATCGACGCCACCGGTTTCACCAACGGTCTGTGGGCCGACAGTGATCTCTCCCGCATCACCAGAGAAGCCCCAGCGGGCCTTGGTATTGGGGTCGATATGGTTGTCTTTTTGTACGGTCATGGTTTTCTCCTGGATCAGTGCTGCGCGGCGGGCGACTCACCCGCCGCGCGCTTGGTTACGGCGTTGGCGCAGTAACGAGGGAGGTGATGAACGCCATAGGCACCTGCTTGCGAGCGAACTTGCGCTCCCAGTTGGTGGCCAGAGCCAGATCCGCCCAGTTCGCCGAGATGGGGCGAGTGGTGGTCGGGGTGCCGGTGATGGTGGTGCTGGTGAAGGAGAAGCCCAGCGGATGCACAACGAAGTTGCGACGAGTCCACAGGGTTTCCGCACCGCCACCGTTGCCGCGATCCGGAGTGCGCTCGTATTCCAGGCCGTCTTCACCTTCAGGCTGCTGCTCGGCATAACCGATGGCGCCCGGGCCGAAGATGATCGACAGGTATTTGGCGGTTGGGCCGGTACCGATCACAGGCAGACCATCGTCCAGAACTACCGGCATGCCTTGGAAGCGACCGAACTCAGGGGTTTGGTCTGCCATCGGCGTGAAGTCGATCTGATTCTGAATCGACAGCTCGGTGTGAACTGCCGAGTGCATCGCGATGACGCTCAGGCCACCCAGCTGGCCGGTGTAGTCGCCCATGGTGCCCTTGGCGCGAATCACTGCGGCCGGATTGATGATCCCGCCGGCGTCTACAACCATGTCGCCGCCATTGGAGGCGATGTTGTCGTTGTAGATGCCCACCGCGGTAGCGATGGTGCGGCGCTGGGCCACGCGCTGCCAGTAGGAGATCAGGCGGCCTGCCACGAACTCCAGCGGGTCTTGCTTGGTGATGTTCTTCACCAGGTTCATGCAGTTCCAGCCTTCGTTGAGGTACGCGGCGCGCGCCTGCATGGAAGCACTGGTGACCGACAGCGGTACCGCGATGTCGGTGTACACGTCGTTCGAGTAGTTCGACTCGATGGAAGCGTCCAGGTCAACCCACCAAGGAATGGTAAAGGTGTTCGACGGGCTGGCCAGCAGAGTGGTCATGTCCGAGTTGGTGGTCAGGATGCCCGACTGGAAGAACGCAGTGCGCTCAACGGTGTTGACGGTGATGTAGTCGCGCAGCTCATCGCGAAACACGACGTCCGAGAGAATGGTTGGCATTGCAGAATTTCCTTTTACTTGGCCTCAGCAGCGGCTTTCATGCGCGCGTGCTCGGCGGGGTTGGTTCGGCGAAGCTCTACGCGCTCCATGCCGGTCATTTGGTCCCACGTTTTGGTGGCCCCGCCACCCTTACCCCCGGCAGCCCCGCCGCCGTTCGCTTGCGTGCCGCGCACCAATGCTGCGTAGCGCGGCGCTTGCTGGAATTCTTTTGCCAGGTCTTCGAGACTGGCGATGGTCAGGTTGCCGGCGGCATCCGTGACCTTGACCTGACCGTCTACGATCTTCAGGCGGCGCTGGACGAACTCGGCCAGGATCTCGGCGTTCTCGCCGTCAGCGATGCTGCTGGAAACCTTCGAGGCTGCCGACGTCAGGTCGCGGCGCTCGATGCTGGCGGTCAGCTCGGCCAAGCGCGTACGCTCGGCGGCCAGGGCCTGCTCGCTGCTGGCATACAGCTGCTCGAAGTCGCCCCGAGCCTTGGCGGCGTCCAGTTCCTTCTGGGCGAGCTTTTCGTCCGCCTCGCGCTTCAGGCGCTTGGCTTCCTTGGCCTCGTCCAGCAGCGTCTGGTTCTGGCGCTTCAGGCCTTCCAGATCCTCGCCTCCGGTGGGCAAGCCCTCAACGCTCAGGACGAAGTCGTCGCCCATCGCCTTGTAGAGCGCCTGCATTACCGCATCGAGCGCTTCGTATTCCGCCTTGCTGATCTTGTACTTCATGTCATCCCCCGGATGATTTGCCGTTGGCTCAGCCGCAGGCATAAAAAAACCGGCTCAAGGCCGGTCGTTTGTGTGATTCGTTGTCAGAGGCCCGCTCGCTCGAAGGCCAGCGGCTCAAGGTCTTTCAGTTGTTTGAGGGTCAGCGTCTTGCCGTTGTCATCCACAAACTTCTCCAGTTTCAGCTCGCCCTTTGTGAACAGTGCGTACCGGCTCGGGCCTAGGATGTCGCGCTGGAAGGCAGCAGGCTGGCGCGAGAGCCACTCCTGATAGCTCGTCTTGCTGGACACCAGCGTGACGCCGTCAGGGCCGATTGAGGGCCTGGTAGAACCCGGGATCTCGCGGGCAAACTCATCTTTCAGAACCGGCAGCGCGCTCGATCTGCAATTCCAGTGGCCGGGCGGCTTGGGGTCGTCCCATCCGTAGATGTGCTGATCCCTCGCCTGACACATGGCGCTGGTCTTGCTGTCGAGCGTGGAGATCCAGCGCCAGCCCTGCAGGATGTCGTCGTTAGCCCTGAGCGTCTCCATGCGCGCCGTACTGGCGACATGGTTGGTCATGGTGCGAACGAGCGACGAGGCTTGATCCTGATGAAGCTGGTGGATACTGGTGAGGCGCCGGCCAATCTGCTGGCTGGTCTCGCCCAGGCTGGAACCGATCTGAATCTCGCCGATGATCTCGGCGGCCTTCTTGGTGCCGAACTGGTCGAGCGCACCACTGATGCTGATGCGCTGGGCACCCTTGCGAGCCTCCAGCAGCATCGGATCAGCCAGTGCAGCGGCGCTCACCATCTCAGCCGACGGCACATTGAACTGCACAACGGCCTTGATGACCTTGCCCAGCATCTTGCCGTTGAACTCGGCCTCGTAGACCGCGAACTCGCCAAGGTCGAGCTGCGCCCTGCCCTTCATCTCGTCGTAGATGCCCCGCAGATCGCCTTGGAGCGTTTCTATCTGCGAGGTGTACCGACGCGTACCGTAGGCGCTGAGGCCTGCCGCAACGCGAGCCTTTGCCGTGTTGATGGCCTTGCTGATAAATGACGCCACCCGCTTCAGGTTGCCGCCGGCGTATCGCTGGACGTAGACCTGGTGCCGAGTGGTGGCATCCGTCAGATAGCCCTCGCTACTCATCATTCACCCCGGGTGGCTGGTTGGCTGGTGCCGAATCTGGTTCGCTGCCAACCACAGGCGCTTCCTCTTCACGATCCGCATCGATGTCCTCATCTGCGCGGTCAGATTCCAGCACCCCAGCCTGACGCAGGTTGGTGCGCAAGTCCTTCTTGGCGATGATGCCCTGTTGCCAGAGCTGCATCTGAGCAAGGATCGCTTGAGCATCCATAGCCTCATCGAAGAACTCCTGGTTGAGCCAGAAGACTGTGCCAGCTTCGTCGACCGCCTCCATCATGAACCGCTGCGCGTCGAACAGAGACAGCCGCACCGCCTCGGAGACGTTGCCAGCGATCGTGCCCAGCACCGAGTTATCCGAGCTGTACCGGATCCGTACAGCCTCTGCTGTCTCGGCACCACCGCCCTGCTGGACGATGCGCGCGCCGATCATCAGCATCTGATCTTCCTTGTCCTTCATCAACTCGCGGGCCAGCTGCGTTTCCTTGGCCTGCAGCATGACGGCAGAGCCTTGCTTGCCGAGGTTGTGCCCACGACGCGAACCAATATGCATCCCGTTCGGGTTCAGCTTGATGAATTCGTCGGGCTGAATGTCCGTGGTGATGAACAGCGTAGGCTGCGAACTGATGAAGCCCGCCTCTTCCACCGTGGCGCTGTTGCCGTAATGGAGGATGTTCACCTCGGCCAGGTCTTCCAGTGGCGCCTTGTCGATACTGGCGTCATTGTTCTGGGAGCCGAAGAAGTGAAACGGGATGTGATCGAAGGCCTTGCCCGTCTTATCGGTCGGGTTCGTTTCGATGCCGTCCGGCGAATCTTCCGAGTACACGCGCTGGACGTACTTCCCGTCGATCAGCATCAGCGCGCGGTATTGATCCTTGGCGGTGAACTCAAACCCGTCATCCGTGGCCTCGTTGATTTTTTCGTGCAGCACGACCAGCGTCAGCCGGCGCACACCGTCGATAACATCCTCCCGCCAGTTGACGATGCTCTCGGCCGGGTAGAAGTGGACGTAGGCGCGTGCATTCGCCGCCTGCGCGACAGTGAGCGAAGTCTGTCCCTCTGGCAGTTCGACCTTCGGGAAGTCGGTCAGTAGACCGCCGCGGCCGGTGTCGAGGCACTCGCCAGTAGCTTCCTTGCACAACTGCTCAAGGCTTGAGCCGTCACCGCTGACGTTCTCCAGCAGGTACTGGACTGCCGAGGGCAGCTTGATCTCTGCCGTCTTGCGGAACACCGCGCCAAGCAGCCCGATGCGCGTGCGGCCGGTGACATTGAGGAACATTGCCCGCTTCTTGAGTTGCTGATACCGCGCGATGTTCTCGGGCGACTGATTCAGCGGGTCAGGCATGGGCAGATATTCGTCGTACTTGCGAACCTCTCGCGGCCCGGCTACGCAACGCTTGACCAGCTGCCAGCCGGGCAAGGCATCGCTGTACTCCTGCCTGATGGCGCTGTAGTTGGGCATATGGGCCTCAGAAAGTGAAGGTGACAGGAATGTGGGTCATCGGCTTGATGATCGGGTAGTCGTGGTGGATGAAGTAGCCGCCTGCGTCGTTCGCGTGGTCGACGCCGGACTTCTTGTCTGGCTCGCCATTCGGCGCCCATACCTGCTGTTCAAGCCCATCGGCGTACGTCGGGCAGCGCAGCGGGTTGACCAGGTAACGCCGCTCGCCATTGGCGTTGCAGAACATCGCGTTCATGGCATTGATCCGGTCTTTCACGGGCGGGTTTGCATCCGGCGCGATGACGCTGAATCCCGCTTGGCGCAGGATGGCGATGTCTGTCTCGCTGGCATTCACCGACTTTCGAGAGCCACCCGAGGCATCCGGATAGATCCGAATCTCGCAAGTTTTCTCGTAGTCCTTGCCGTTGTAGCGCCAGTAGCGCTCCTTGATACGGCGGATCATGTCCGGGGTGTCAAAGCCGTCGATCAGCTCGTCGACCGCGCGAGGCTTTCCGTCTGCGCGTTTAACGTGCGTGATCGCCGCCATCTTGCCGACGTTGAAGTCCATGCCGATGAAAAGTGGCTCGCCGGGCTCCACCGCATCGAAGCAGCCATTCAGCTTCCGGTCGTACGCGTGGTAGATCGAACCGGCATTCAGGTTGACGAACTGGCCGTTGAGGTAGGCCAGGATCAGCTGCGGCGGGTACGATTCCATCAAGGATGGGATGTAATCGGGCGGCAGGTTCAACTCGTTGTCGAAGGTGCTGGCCTGCACCAGACCGTACATGCCTTGGAGCGACGGTTTCTCGCGCAACTGCTTCACGAACTGCTGGTAGACGAACTTGAAGCCTTCCGGTGTCGTGGTCACGTCCACGCCGTTCTTGAGCCCCGGCTCGTTGTAACGCATCCGGGCAATGATCTTGCGCCAGGCGTGCTCAGCCTTCAGCGCGGGCAGGACGTCCAATTCATCCACCAGCGCATGACCAATCTTGAAACCGACAATCGTCTGCGGCTTCTCCATCGAACGGCAGATGGTCGTGCTGCGATACTGGCCGCCGCTGTAGAACTCGACCTCCTTGTCGCTCTCCTTCGTCTTGACCTTCAGGCCCCAGTCGAAGGCCACCTCTTCAATCGTCGGGAAGAAGATGTCTCGGATCTGTGGGTAGGTCGGAGCGAAGTACCCCGAGTTGATCCTCGGCCACTCCCAAACATGTTTGCAGATACCGGCGCAGCCTACCCACGTTTTCCCCGAGCCAAAGCCTGCGACAAAGCCGCGAAACTTGTTCTCCATCTGAAGGAAGCGCGCCTGCGGGACGTTAAGCGTCGGCATCAGGCTTCCTCGCGTCCACCACGTCTACCTGCACTCGCGTGGGCGGCACGTTGTCGTGGGGGTTCTCGTTCTTGGTCTGACGGTTGACGTAGATGTCGCCAACCTCTTTGGCCGCCTGCTCTAGTAGCTGGGCAGTGAGGGCCATGTTCTTCATGCTCTCGGCCTTCTCAGCCATCCGCCCCAATGCGCGAAGCCGATAAGCTCTATGGGCGATCGGGATGTCCGCAGTCTCGGCAGTGAATCGCTCTCGGCAGGCATGGAACATGTCCGCCCAGCGCGCTGCCAGGCCACGTCCTGCATACTTCGTTGGGTCATGTCCCTCGCAGGTCTGGCGACTGACGTCTATGCCGAATTCTTTCTTGACGGCCTCCACCACCTGAGAAGGTGTATCGAAGCAGGCCAGAGCCTGAACAATGAAGGCTTTGACCTCGCTTCGTAGTGCTGCCATATGAATTTCATCCGTCAGGACCTGTCAGGAATCAGGCCGACTTGATCAGACAGGTTCCGCAGGCCCTCGATATATTCAATTTCCCCACCTCGGCGGGCTTGTTTGCAGCGTCCACCAGCTCTTGCACCTGAGGGCTCGCCCCATACCGACGCACCACACCGACGAACTCTTCAACGTCGTGTCCGCGCATCTCAAGTTTGGGCAATCCTTCCTGGGTGAACTTGGGTGCGCCGTACTGATCCTTCGCCTGGGCGATATGGAATAACTCATGCTCGACCAGGGCACAGAAATCAGCGTCGGAACACTGGGCGCAGTAGTCGGCTGCCAGGGTGATGATGTAGGCCGGCACATCGCCGAACCAATCCAGCATCTGCTGCTCCATGCGCGCCTTCTGCCAGCCGCCGGCGCGGAACGCTACCTGTTCAGCCTGACCTACGACCGTGCGGCCCTTCTTCGTGAAGGCAGCAGATGCCCACATCACACGGATGTCCGCATCGATCAGATGGGCATGTTCTTCGTTGTGGATGCTGCCGGTGTCGGCAAGGATCTCGGCTTGAAGCCACTCCCACACCTCGGGCGCAGGGATCAGGCGGATACCGAAGCTGGAAAGGTCAGACAGTTCGAGCAATGAGGCGGGAGGCATTGGCCTATCCATTAACTCCTCCGTGTCGCGACACAATTTGCTGATTCGCGAAACGTGTCGCGACTTACTGACTTACCCGATCGACCGCTTCGAGCGCCTTGTCCGCTGCTTGGGTGGCAGTAGTTGCAGCCTTCGAAGCCTTCTCTGCGGCAGTCCCAGTCTTACGGGTCAATTCGTCCAGGCGCTGGTCCCGCTCATTCATGGCGGTGGCGTACGCGCTGCGGATCTCCTCGACCTGCTTCGCCTGCTTCTCGGCAAGCGACCAGTAGCAGGCCTGATAACCCAGCACCGTGCCGCCGGCGACCAGCACAATGGCGATCGCCCAAACTTCTGCTCGGCGCCACCAGCGGCGAGCAATAAATTCCATCGCGCATCTGTCCATCACACAGCACCTCCGAGCTTGTTCCGCAGGCGGGTGATCTCGTCGCTCTGCAGGGTCACTCGCTCCGTGAGCTGGGCGACCTGACTGGTCAGCGCTTCAATCTTCCCTTCCATGCGGCCAACCGAAGCGGCCAGGTCGTTGCGCTCTTTCGCGAACTGATCGGCGCGGGCCTCCGCTTCCTTCCGGGCGGTGCGTTCCGAGTCGAGCAGCTCATTGAGGCGGCGGACGGTGCCGATATCGGCGTTGTCCATTGCCCGGTCTGCGGCATCCTTCGAGAGGAATTTCCGCAGCCACAGCAGCCCGCCGAGTATCACCGTGGCACTACCGCCCAGCCAGGTAGCTGTGCCTGGGCCGAGGTCAGTAGGATCCATCGTCGCTCCATGAATAGTTGGCCCCGCTGCACTCCCAGCTCGGGGCAAAGGGTGTGGGGAGCCGAAAACGAAAAAGCCTCCGCGAATGCAGAGGCCCTGAATAGGTGCGCTCGTCTTTCCGAGCTGTCGGCCAAAGACCATCACAGCGTCGACGCCCCTATGCATCGATCTCGCTGATCCAGTCTCGCGCCACCCTGAAAGCAAGTTGAGGTCAGGGTGCGCGGGCTGCCGGTGTTGATTCCGTACGTCGTACTATCCGGCTATCGACGTCCAGGCCTTCCCGAGGGCTGTCCTGGCTACAGGTGAAACTACAGATTCTTCTTGTGGATGCGCCAACCCATGGCGACACCAGGGTGGAGGTATTCGCCGGTCTGCGGATGGCGAGAAAAGTCCGTCTCACCAACCTGCCGCGCGACCGTCTCCCACGCTGTTCTTGCGCGCTCCAGCAGATTGGCTTTGGCCTTCAGCTTCATGCGCACCTCCCAGCGAGTCGAATTTCAGGCAATAAAAAACCCGGCACGGTGGCCGGGTTTCGTTTGTCAGTCCTACACACGCAGGAATGACAGGATGGGGAAATAATCGGACATGCGGACATCAATTGCAAGCCCTTTTGAGGGACTCTTTTCAGGCCGCTTCGCTGGCCAGCACCTCAGCCTCTTCCAGAAGCGATTGAGCCTCCACCAGCGCCTCGTCAACCAGCTTCTCCAGCGCCCCTTTGATCGCCTGGTTCCAGCGGCGGTAAGTGCGTTCGGTCAGGCCCTGATTGTCCCAGGTGTTCATGTCGTAGTTCGAATCGGCCAGGACGATCATGTCGCTCGATCGGGTCTCGGCTTTGTGCTGTGAGTGCTGGTTTGCCCTGGCGACGGCCGACTGCGCCGCGTCATTGCGCCAGCCCCACTTCTCCTCGTCGTCACGGCGCTCAGGCACAGGAGCCTTCACAGCCTCTCGCCGCACACCCTTCACCTGCGGAATTGCCCACACAGTCACAGCCTTCTGCGTGAACAGCATCGGCGCAGGGCTGACCAGCACCGAGATCAGCCGGCCGATTGACTCGACCTTGCGCCCCTTGTGCGTGCTGTACTTCGCGGTAAGCGCGTTCCAGTGTCGCGGCGAAAGCTGGGCGTGCAGCACCTTGTGAACCATGCAGTCGATCAGCAGCGCGGCGTCCTTGCCGGTGATCTCGCCCTTGAGCTTGCTGGTCTGCACCTTGGGCTCGAAGTCGCAGCCGCCGGCGCTGTTGATGGTCTCGGCCGCCAAAGCACGAACGACCGCCGAAATTACGTTGTGGTAGATCATGCTGCAGCCCTCTTCAGTTCGCGGGTCTTGGCCCGGTATTCGGCCTTGATGGTTTTGATTTCTTCGACGGTGTACTTGCGGGGCTCATGAGGCCCTTCCAGCCAAGCCACGGTTTCGGCGCCGATGCGCAGCACCAGCCGGATCCGGTACTCAACCGCGTTGCCGGACAGGTTGCGGTTGCACTTCACGCACTGGCGGTGGATGTTCAGCGGCTCGAAGCGCAGCTCAGGACAGGCACCCACGGATCGATAGTGGCCGGCGTCCCAGCGGCTGCCGGTGATCAGGTCGTTGTCGTTCGGCATTGAGTCGCAGCTGATGCACGGCAGGTGCGCGTCACGCAGGCGGACGTACTCGTTCACAGCAGCCTGGGCTTCGCGTAGATGATCAGCCCTGCTCTTCAGCTTCTCTTTGCGTACCTTGATCTCGGCGCGCCCGATTTGAGCCAACGCCTTGCGGGCCTTCTCAGTGTTCGCCGGCGCGTGGGCCAGCGCACATTTCGGGCTGCACACGACCTGCGTGGTGTTGAACATCGGTGCGAACTTCTCGCCGCAGGCCTTGCAGGTTTTCTGCTTCACATCCTTGAGGGCAGTTCGCATCAGTACCGCCCTCCCCACTTGTCTTGCTCAGTCCAGCGCACGCCATGCTCGGCGCCGAAGGCATGCATCAGCTCGAACAGATCGCTGAACCACTTCTGCGACTGCTTGCGGGTCGATACGGCCATCACGACGAAGCCACCGTCGAGGCCAGGCTCGGCGCGCTGCTTCTCCAGCGAGGCGCTGAAGAGGCACTTCCAGTCCTCACTGGTCAGTTTTTTGCCGTGCCAGATGACCTGCTCGGACACGTCCTTGAGCATTGCCCACATCTTCCGATTGCAGACGTCGGGACGCTTCTCGTCCTTGATGACGACGATCTTGGGTTTGGTGAAGTCGGTAGCGTGCAGGACACCCATGAGGCGGCTGATGTCGCGCTGGCTCCGGATTGCGAACTCGGTCATTGCCCGAACTCCTTGAGCAATTGGCGCGCGCCAATGACGGCACCTTTGTCGCCAGATGTCCGGCTGATGTCCTTGAGCCATTCCAGCATTCGGGTGTTCTGCGCTTTCAGGTCGATGACCGTGCCGAGCAATGCATCGCCGTCATCGTCCATATCTGCCTTGAGCGCTTCACCGATCGCGCCCATGTCACAAGCAGCCGCCAGAAGCATGCGCTTGTGTGATTCCAGATCCTTGCGAAGCGACTCGGCCTCTTCCTGCAACTGGCCCGCACCACGCTGCAACGTATCGACCTGGCTGCGCAGCGCCGTGTTCTCTGAGCTGACGTGGCTGAACTGCGTAGCGATGTGCTCTTCAAGCGACACCTGGTCACGCTGCCAGTCGATCTCGTCGTGGAAGTAGCCGAAGCGCTCGCAGAGGCTGCGGTGCAAGTTTTTGAAGCTTGCTTTGAGCTGGTCGCGTTCGTGTTTCAGCTCCTCATGCTCGAGGTTGAAGTCGCGAGCCTGTGAGATCTCACCATCGAGATCCGCGCGAAGGCGCTCGTTCTCCGCCTGCAGAGAAATTTCAAGCAGCCTCAGTTGATTCGAAAGCATCTCGATCGCATGCATCTGCGCCTCTGTGGAGATGCTCAGCACCACGCCTGCTTTGGCAGCAGCGCGAACCATCTGATCAAGCGTTTGGGTCATTGGAAGATTCACGCCAGTAGCGGCGAATACAGCCTCGCTGACGTAATTGCGCAGGCGCATCGCCTGCTCTTCGATATTTTCACGGCGCATGCTCATGTCCGTTGCTCCTGAGTTTTCTTGCCGAACCTGGTCAGCAGTTGCGCGCGCGCTGCGGCGCCATTGGTTGGTACGCCCTGAGTGGCCAGCAGTCGTGCTTGGCGCTGGCTGGCGAATTCCTCGGCCAGCTCCAGCTCGCTTTTCTGGCTGTCGTGACCGATACCGGTGGCGATCTTGCCGTCCAGCGATTGGTTGGCCTGAGCGCGGCGCAGGATCACCTCGTAGTTGCGGTCGAACCTGGCACGCAGGCCCTTGTCTTCCTGCTTTGCCGCTCGCAGGTCGAACAGGCCGGTGGCTTCCGCCGCGAGCTTCACCGCTTCGTGGCTGTAGGTGCCCATCAGCGCCTCAAGCCAGGCGTCGGCCGGCGCAGGCATGCCGAAATCTTCCGGGCTTGGCACGCACATGGCGATGAACTCACCAACGCTCGGCGCGAAAGGCTTCTTGAGCTTGCGGCACTTCTGGATACCGAACTCGATCTGTTCCAGGGAGCGAATACCGGCGTCGGCGAACTCCTTGATCCATTCGGCTTTGGCAGAGTCCAGTGCTTCGGTGGAAGGCCACGCCTGGCGCCACGCTGGAAAGATCCCGCGCAGGCGGCGAAAAAGGTCGTTCACCACCTCGGCAGTCTGCGGAGTCACTTGCAGCGGCTGGACGTGCTCTGTCGGCGGCAGATTACCCATGGTCGCCATCAGTTGGTTTGCCGGCTTCATGGGACCACCACAAGGTCACGGGCCCATTCGGTGCTGTCGAAGTCAGGCTCAGCACTTGGGCGAGTCGGGAACGGTTTCACATTCGAGGCCGCCGCGCGATTGCGGTCGTTCAGCACCCACTTCACCAGCATCTGCACCCATTCGGCTTGGGTATTCACTTGACCGCGCGGTTCGTAGTGGGCTGTGAATGCGCGTCGCGCTTCTTCAGTGAACAAGTTCGGCGCTACACCTGAATGCACCGAGTAGGTTTTGAGAAGCTTTTGATCAGGATGCCAGTCCAAGGTCATTTCGCTGGGCATGCGAGGATCGACAGACTCGTGCGTAGAGAGAGGTTCTTTACTCTTCTCTTCTTTAGGTAACGCAGGAGTAACGCTGCCAGCGTTACTTTTGGTTTTGTGATTCGACACCCTTTTTGCCGTCAAAGCCCTGTTTTTACCGGTCTTCCCGTTATGACGCTCGAAGTGAGGAAGGCTGATTACACCGTCACACTCATCCATCCAACCCACGGCTTTCATGTGATCACAGAATCCGCTAACGCCTACCGAACGATCGAGTAACTTTTTGCTAACGCTCGGAGCGTTACCTTTTTCGGTTTGCTGATCGAACCACGCCCACACACGCATGAGCTTTCCGACCACTGCATCCTGATCAATATCTGCGAGGTCGGCGATCTGGCATACCTCGGGCTTGTCCATGGTTGCGAGTTCGAACTTGATCCAGTCACCGGCCATTACACGGCCTCCCTCAGTTGGTATTGCGCCCACAGACCGGCAATCCAGTTGACGCCCTTGGGAGTGAATTTGGATTGGTTGTAGGCGTGACCGCTGTCAGTGGTGCCTGCCTTTACCTCAAAGCGGCCAGCGTCTATGTGAGGCTGGTAGGCCTGCCACTCGCCGCCCATGCGATACATGATCTTTTTGTCGAGCAGGAACTCGCGGAATCGCGACTCGTTGGCCTTGAGCAGCTTCGCCACCTGGCGAAAGCCCTTGAGGCCGGTTGATTCGACGTAGCGCTCGACGAAGGCAATCTTCGGCGCGGCCTCAATCAGGGCCTGATTGGCCGCTTGCTGAAGTTCGAACTGCTCAGCCCAAGCTCGGGCAGCCGCTGCAGGATTGGAAAAGTCTGGAAGTGTGGCGATAACCCGAGGACCTTCCAGCTCCTTGAGTTTCTGGAGAACGGAACGGCGCACGGCTTTCGATTCGCGCATCCCTACCAGCATGCATTGGTCGAGAGTCAGCCCGTAAGTCGCCACCTGGTTACCGTGCAGAGGGGTGTAATATTTTTGCACCCCCTCCAGATCGTCGCCCAACTCGTCCTCAACCCGGGAAAGGAAATGGTCATTGCGGACCCTTGGCTCGCCTGCCTGCTGTCGCGCTTCGTTGATCATGTCGCGGAGGGCGATGGTTGAAACAATGCGCGACACGTTTTCACCGTTGCCAAATTGTGTCGCGACACTGGCCGGGGTATTGATCGTTTGGTTTGATTGGTGCATGATTTGCTCCACAACGCGTTGTAAGAGAGCCGGGTCACTACCCCGGCTTTTTTCGTCTCGAATTTGGCAGAGGCCCTCTGGATTACCCTTAAGAGTCCCTGCCAGAGGCCCTCATTGGGGTCACCAGTTGAAGGACTGGTGCCTTCTTCCTTCCCACCTCGGAAAGCGCCCCACTCGCGATGGCGGTTTCCATTACTTCGTTGATCGCACGGCTGAAGTTCCAGCCGTTTACGCGCATCAATTCCTCCACTCGCTTTCGAGTCGGTGGAGGCAGCCTTTCAAGCTCTACGGTCATTTGGCCCTCCAAAGGGGCTTCAGCCCGCGATATCTTCTTGTTTGTCCTGCATCAGTTCCTCGATCACGCCATTGGCCACCGCCCACTCGATGATTTCGTAGAGGTAAGTGGCGTGCTGCATACGGGTTTTGGTCGCGGCCTTACGCAGAATCCGATCAAGCACTGGTTCGAAACGAACCTTCACCGGGATGGCGCGCTTTTGATTGGGGTCCATGTACATGCTTCGATGCTCCTGGCTGTTGAATTTGGTTAAGCAGCTGTTTGCTTGGTCGAGCTGGCAGGGTCGTCGTGACGGCTTGCAGTGAGCTTCCCGGCGGACTCCTTCTCCAACACGCATTGCATTGGGTAGGAGAAGCCACCGGCAGATCGGCACTGCGAGACGCGGCTACGGGTGACGCGCAGGGCTTCACCGATCGCGCCGGGCGAGCCGAAGAATTGCAGGGCTTGGTCATAGGTCATTTAAGGTTTCTCCACTTCACTGCGAGCGAGTTTAGAAATGTTAACAACAAAGTGCAAGTTATCTAAACAGATGCTTGTTTAGAATCCTAAATATGAATTTCAGCGAACGATTGAAGAGTCGAATGGAGGCCAAGGGCCTACGAGCGACTGACATAAGCGAAATGACTGGCGTCTCTCGGACGACTGTCTCTTTCTGGCTGGCTGGTACGAATGGGGCGAAGGGCAAGAACCTGCTCGCCTTGGCCAAAGCCTTGGACTGTTCGCCGGATTGGCTATCTGATGGTGTTGGGTCACCCGAGGCGCACAAGTCGATACCGCTCGGAACGATTGAGACGTGGGACGACGACACCCCGCTCGACGATGACGAGGTCTACGTCCCCTTCCTTCAAGAAGTTGAGTTGGCGGCAGGCTCGGGAAGATTTGCTATTGAGGAAAGCGACACCTCTCGGCTGCGCTTCTTCAAGAAGGACTTGCGCCACAATGGTGTTCAGTTCAGCAACGCCAAGTGCGTGGTTGTCAGCGGAAACAGCATGGTGCCCGTGCTACGCGACGGCGCCACGGTGGGCATCAACATCGGTAAGAACACTCTGCGCGACGTGGTCGATGGCGAGATGTACGCCATCAATCACAATGGACAGCTGCGCGTGAAGCAACTCTACCGAATCCCGACCGGTCTTAGGCTTCGCAGCTTCAATCGCGACGAGCATCCCGACGAGGATTACACCTTCGATCAGATCCAGGAGCAGCAGATCGTGATCCTCGGTCACGTCTTCTGGTGGGCGATGTACTCACGCGGCGCGAACTGACGTAACACCGCCCCCCAAGGCCCGCCAATCGGCGGGCTTTTTTGTGCCCGCAAATCAGCCTCTCTAAACTTTTGTTAAGTTTTCTAAAAATAGGCCTTGACCAATCTTGTTAAGTTTTCTAAATTTGCCTCAACGCCAAAGCAAGAAGGCGCCAGGGCCTCAAGAGACCCGCCGCTCTTTAACAGTCAGGAATCTTCGCGGATCGATCCCCGGAAACGGGCATAGCGCGAAACACAAACTTCGATCCCCATGCAGGCTCTGGAACCTGCCGGACTCCCCATATGGGAGGACGCCAAACCATGCAAGCCAGCCGGCGAATAACACCGAACACGAAATGTGTGACGCCGGCCAGGTGGGGAAACCGCGGCGCCGAGCATGGAATGGAAAACAGATTTCACTGGCTGGCCTTGGCGACAGGGCCAGACGGGAAATCAACCGGAGGAACACAGCATGACCACGATCATCAAGGACACCTTCACCAGCGGTGCACAGGTGAGCATGGAAATGGATAAGGATGAAGGCGAGCTGTTCGTCTTTCACTGCCCAGCCGGCCAAGGCTGCAAAGTCAGCAAATGGCCTCTGGACAGCTACCACATGCCGATTGCAATGGCGCATTACACAGAGTGCTGCGCGGCTGAGACTGCTTAAACAACCAGCGCCACGACAGCCTGTCGTTAACTGCCCGATCCTCTCTATGAGAGCGCATCGGCAAGTGTGATTTGTAGGTCTGTGGAGCAGTGTTAACCCTAAAGCGGTCATTCGCGATGGCGCCAGGGGTTGCGTAGGTCTGGTGAAGCATAAGCGCTGTGCACAAGCGCTGAAGTTGTAGCCAGCACCGAGGCTTAGCTCGCCAACCGTGGAGGTTGGAGGTCGCCCATCGTGGGCCGGACCCAAAAATCACATTTGCCGATGCGGACGAAACTGCGGCCTATAACCGCCCACCTGCATCACCGCAACACGCAGATGAATGCCCAGGCTGATGGGTAAGTGTAAGACCTGAGGGATCGCGGGAATCGTGGCCGGTAGAGTGAGTAAGCGCCCAGATGGCCACGGCGAGTCCAGGAATAAGCGGCTGAAACCTTCGCCCCGGTGAAACTCCGGTGTCACTTAGGCCGCTAATAGTCATGCCGGGATCAGCTCCGGCCATCTGCACCCACCATCCCCCAACACCACTACGAATGCACTCCCCTCCGCGCCCAACGGCAACCAGCGGAGCGGATGAGTGCATCCGAGTTTTGTTGGATCAACACCCGCCACCACGGAGGCGACCATGGCAACCAGCTATGCAGACAGTGCGCAGGCCCGAGAGTGGGACAAGCGCTACGACGATTGGGGGCGCCCGAAAGCGCCGAAGCCTGAAGACTTCCACGACTACGAGGCCGCAGCGTTGAAGCGCACTCAGTTGCAGCAGCAGGCCGCGGCGCAGGAACTGATCGACCGCAAAGCCCGATCCAAGCGCATCGCAGCAGCTGTGGTCGCCTACGGCGAATTCTGGGGGCTGAAATGAACATCCAGCAGCGAGACCACCAGACAGCGATCACCTGGATCGAGGGCGAGATCAACAACATGATTCGCGACCTCGGCCAACCCAACGCCAGCGCGGCCGCGACGTCCTGCATCACCTTGGCCTACATGCTTCGAGCCATCGACGACGCAGAGCATCGCCACTACCGCGCTCGCATTGACCAGATTTACGCCTCCTACAACGCTTCAGTCACGCAAGGAGCTGCAGCATGACCACGCCCATCGTAACAACACTGGTTGATGAGCAACTGGCGGACATCGAGCGCAAGATCGCCGTCCTCGGTTTCGGCCTCCCCTTCAATGAAGTCATCGGCCGCAAGCGCGAGGATCTGGTGGACCACCTCCCGCAGCGTCTGTCGGTGACCATGAAAGGCGGACGCATCGCAGTGAAGGCTCGGCCATGAAGACCGCCTACTGGATTCTCGCTTTCATCCTGTTCATCGGCCTGATGGCTTACGGAACCACGAAGGACGCTAATTCGCGGTGCGACCCGCCGCAGGCCCAGCGCAGGTTTCTGCAATGACCGGTCGCCAATGGGCGCGCCGCCTGATTATCTGGCGCGGCGCGTTCTCTTCCCTCGGCGTTTTCACCTTTCTGATGCTGCTCAGCGCTCTCGCCGACCGCATCACTCAATAAATCAAGCATTCAATCGCTGCGCTGGGCGCGGCAAGGATCTCCCGTGAGCGCAGTAATGAAGCAGGACGACCAGCTTCCCGTGATGTCGGAGGCCGCACTCGTTGAAGTGCTGAGCAGTAGCCTCTACCCGGGCGCGGAAAAGAACTCGGTGGTGATGGTCTTGGCGTACTGCCAGGCCGCGCACCTGGACCCAATGCTGAAGCCCGTGCACATCGTGCCGATCTGGAACGCCAAAGCGAAAAAGATGCAGGACACCGTGATGCCTGGCATTGGCCTGTACCGCATTCAGGCTGCGCGCACCGGGCAATACGCTGGAATCAGTGACCCTGAATACGGGCCACCGATCACCGCCAAGCTTGGCGGCGTCGATGTCACGTATCCGGAGTGGTGCCGGGTGACGGTGAAACGCCAGATGTCGAACGGCCTGGTCGCTGAGTTCACCGCCAATGAGCGGTGGCTTGAGAACTACGCCACGGCCAGCAAGGACACTGCGGCCCCGAACTCGATGTGGAAGCGCCGAGCTTTCGCCCAGCTCGCCAAATGCGCGGAGGCTCAAGCCTTGCGCAAGGCCTTCCCCGAGGTTGGATCGGCGCCGACTGCTGATGAGATGGAAGGAAAAATCTTCGATGAGGCGCCGCGTGATGTGAGTCCGCAACGGCAGCCAGAACCTGAGCCAGATGCCCTTCCACCGTACCCAGATGATCTTCTTACGGAAAACATCGAAAAGTGGCGGCCGCTCATCGACGCAGGCAGAACCAATCCGGAGCACATCATCCTCAACGTCAGCAGCAAATATTCACTGCGCGACGACCAGATCGAAACCATCCATAACCTCAAAGCCATCGACGGAGACGCAGCATGAAAATTCACAACGTAGCTCAAGGCTCCGCCGAGTGGCACGCACTCCGCGCCCAGCACTTCACCGCCTCCGAGGCGCCAGCAATGATGGGTGCCTCGAAGTACCAAACCCGTTCCGAGTTGCTAACGCAGAAGAAAACCGGCATTGCGCCGGAAATCACCCCGGCTCAGCAGTACATCTTCGACAAAGGCCACGCCACTGAAGCGCTGGCCCGGCCGCTGGTTGAAGTAATGATCGGCGAAGAGCTTTATCCCGTAGTCGGCACCGACGGCAACCTGTTGGCTTCCATGGACGGCGCGACGATGCTCGGCGAGACGCTGTTCGAACACAAGCTCTGGAACGAATCGCTGGCTGCCCAGGTGCGAGTCGAAGATCTTGATCCGCGCTACTACTGGCAGCTCGAGCAGCAGCTGCTGGTGAGCGGCGCCGAGCGCGTGATTTTCGTTTGTTCCGACGGCACCGCCGAAAACTTCGTACACATGGAGTACCGACCTGTCGCTGGCCGCGCCGCGCAGTTGGTGGAAGGCTGGAGACAGTTCGAGGCCGACTTGGCCAACTTCGAATTGGCCGAGGCGCCTTCTATTGTCGTCGGCAAGGCCCCGGACGAGCTGCCAGCGCTGCGCATCGAACTGACTGGCATGGTTACCGCGAGCAACCTCAAGGTGTTCGAGGAATCGGCACTGGCGGTGATCGACTCCGTGAAGACCGAGCTGACTACAGATCAGGACTTCGCCGACGCCAAGAAGGCCGTGAAATGGTGCGGCGATGTTGAAGAGGCCGTGGCGACGGCGAAGAAACAGGCACTATCTCAAACCCAGACCATTGACGACCTGTTTTCCTCACTGGATCGGATCAGCGCTCACGCTCGCGAGACTCGACTGAAGGTCGACAAATTGGTGAAAGCTCAAGAGCTGCTGGTGAAGACCAACATCAAGCAGAAAGCAGAGCAGTCGCTGGCAAATCACGTCGCAGCGATCAACAAGACACTGGGCCGGGTCACCATGCCGGTGGTCGCCGCAGACTTCGCCGGCGTCATGAAGAACAAGCGAACGATCGCCAGCTTGCAGGACGCTGTCGATACTGAGCTGGCCCGCGCGAAAATCGCCGCGAGCCAGGCCGCCGACGCGATTCGCCTGAACCTGGCCAGCTTGGCTGAGCTGGCGGCCGACTACGCTTTCCTGTTTAACGATATTCAGCAACTGGTGATGAAGGCAAACGACGATTTGATCACGCTGATCAAATTGCGGATTTCGGAACACCAGAAGGCCGAGGAGCAGAAAGCCGAAGCCCAGCGCGAGCAGATCCGTCAGCAGGAGTTGAAGCGCATCGAGGACGAAGCGAAAGCCAAGGCGCCGGTCGAACAGGCTTCAATTGTCAGCCCGGCACCGGTTAAAGCGGCCGCGCCGGTTCAATCTGCGCCGAAGCCAGCGACCACAACAGCGGCGCCGGTGAACCTGCAGGCTGAAGTGTTCGATCTGGAAGCATTGATCCATGCCGTCGCTGTTGGCCAGGCCCCGATTTCGGTGCTGACCGTGGATTGGGAAAAGCTTGATGCTTTGGTGGCCGCTCTAGGCGCCAAATTCAGCATGGCCGGCGTGAAGCTGGTCAAGGTGGCGGCATGATCAGCAACCACCTCAATCTGGTGGAGCAGCACCGGCCGGACGCTGAGGCGATCTCTGAACGAGTCGCCCAGTACTTGGCCGCCGGCGGGCGGATCGACCAACTGAAAAGCCCGCCGCGCAATCCGCTGCCACCGCCCCGCTCGAACAAAATAGACCCTGAAACGGTCCTCAAGCGGCGCCCGAAGCCGATATCGGCCGCCGACCGCAAGGCCCTACGCAAAATGGCGGACTCGCTATGAAGTCGAAACGCAAACCCAACAATGGTTTCGCCCGGGCCGAACGCAGCTGCCGGGCGCTGCTGCGCACCAACCACGTCGCGGTGGTGAACATCGACCCCAGCGGCAGCCAGATCATGGCGAACTGGAAGAGCTGCCGGCAGATCCGAAGTGTGGCGATCGCCAACGCGATCTTCGATTTCTCCTACCGATGGACGATCTACATCGCCGCCATGTGTCGTGACGAGCGCGGCGCCGAGTACATCAAGTCGGTCGAGATCTCACCGGAAGGAATCTACAAGGTAGAGCGCCTGACCGATGCCATCGAGCATTACTACCTGGAGCTGCGCAACAGCGCGAACCCGAACCATCTTGTTGCGTCAGGCTGGATTGCAATTCCCGACGAGATATCGATGGACGAAGCCCAAGCCGCGAAGCTGTTCTACGCCGCAGGCGCTTGGCATCAGGTGAAGGTCGCAGCGTGAAACGAACCATCAACCGGGCGGCCACGCGCCGCCGACAGACCTGGCTGGACTTGCCGGCCAGCGGAATTGAAGAGGTAGGCCATGGCCAAGAGCAACGCGGAACGGTCAGAGAAAGCCGCGGCGAAGAGGAAGAGCCGCGGCGAAGTAGAGGTTCGGTTCCACACCCTGCCCGCTACGCGCCAAGCTCTTGCTGAGCTGATGGCCTGGAGCGGCATCGAGGAACAGGGCGAGGCAATCACGCTGATGATTCATCACCTGCATGGCCTTGGCCCGGGCGGCGCACTTCCTCTGCTTGAGCCGCCGCCGCGACACAAATACGTGATACCCGAAAACGTGTCGCAAAAATTGAAACTGGCGTATCAGCGCGAGGAGCTTAAGGCTTTGCCCGACTAATCAATCCTCTGGCTTGAGAAACATAACCAGAACGTCAGGATGCTCAGCACGAAACTCCTCATCTAGATATGCCTCAACCTCTGCAAACTCGATATTGACTAGCTCGGGTCCTCGGCTCTTAACGCGGCCAAGCGTGAGTCCACCACTGAATCCGATCTCATGGTCATCCGGGTACGACTCAAGCTGACGCCGTAGCTCGCCGACGGTGACGATGTGCTTTTCCATGTGTATCTCCTGGCATGCCGGCCCCATGCCGGTCACCCGTAATACCCCAACCCAAACCAAATTGCCACCACCGGTCACGGAGGGCGGCGCCTGACTGGAGATAATCTATGGACAACAACTGCGCGTACGTCCGGCAGCACTATCAGGTGCCTGCCGAAATCGGCCGCCGCGTCATCGCCTACGGAAAGCCCGGTGTGATCCTGGCCGATCGCGGCCACTACATCGGCGTGGTACTGGATGAAGACCCGAGAAAGCGGATCGCCAACTACCACCCGACGCATGAAATGCAGTACGGCGAGATGGCGGAAACGCTGCCGCTTAAAGAATGGCTGGTGCTTCCGTTCAAGCATGATTGGGACGATCTCGACTGGAGCCGCGAGGCCCGCGAAGATTTGGTCAGGGTGTGGGCAGCCACTCGCAGCCAAGCCAAATACAAGGCATACGAGCGGCTTCAGGATTACTGCCACAGCATCAAGGCGATGCTCCATTTCAAAGTCCGGCGCGTTTGAAGCCTTAATTATCCGCCCAGTAGAGCCAGCAAACCTTGTAATAAAGGAGGTGTCAGCGCAACTAATCCTTGTATCAAGGTCGTGGCATCAGCTGAGTGCTGAATGAATACACCAAGCCTCGATTCGCGGACCATCTGTTGCTTATTCTCAACCGGCTCCTCTTGCCTCTCAAGAAGCGCTTTTACGGCTTCAATAATTATTTCGTTCGGCACGCCTGTTAGACCGAGCGCGGCAAGGGCTTCCGCAGAGTCACGCTGAACGATAGCTTGATCACATCGCTCTATTCTTGAGTCGACCATTACTATTTTTGAGCATTCCCCGCCCACAGAGATACCGCCCCCGCAGTCCGCAATGGTGCTTCCAGTCATTGAAATTTCTAGCGGCATAAAGTAACTCCCTTCCGGCCCAATGCCGGGCCGAACACAAATACCCCACTTATACGAATCACGCCAGCCGGCGAGGCAATCGGCTGTCTGGAGCAGTTATGAATCCCTACCTGATCACTGGCCCGGCCCAGATCGGCATCAGCGGTGGTCGCACCAGCGGGCACATGGTCTACAAGATCCTCGAAGCACACGGCGGCACCCTCCCGCCGGACGTTCATCTGTTCTTCCAGAATACCGGCAAGGAGCGCGAGGAAACGCTGGTCTTCATCGATCAGATCGCCAAGCGCTGGAACGTGAACATCGTCTGGATGGAGTGGTGCCGTGTGTACGGCCAGCCCGATGATGCACCTTGGTACAAACTGGTGGACTTCGAGACGGCCAGCCGCAACGGAGAACCGTTCACCATGATGCTCGAGTATTACGCCGCATACCGGAAGGCAGAGAAGAACCTGCCGCCGGTTCTGCCTAATTTCTCGAACAACATGTGCACCGCCTACCTGAAGGTGAAGATCGGCGAAAAGCACATGCGCGCCCTTGGCTACACCGAGTGGGATTGCGTCGTCGGCATTCGCTACGACGAGCCGAAGCGATACCACCGAATGATGGCCGCCAATGATCGTGGCGGCACCCGCTGGGACAACGTCTGCCCGTCCTACACCGCCGGCATCACCAAGGAGGACGTCGGTGCGTTCTGGGCAGCGCAGCCCTTCGATCTCGGCATGGACTCAGATTTCGGTAACTGCGACCTGTGCTGGAAGAAGAACGAAGGCAAGCTGATCAAGACCATCATGGATGACCCGTCGCGGGTGATCTGGTGGTCAGGTACTGAAGAGCGGTTCGGCCAGGTATTCAGGCAGGATCGTGCCGACTATAAAACGATGGGTTGGTCTGCCGAGCAGCGTTCCCGGCAGACCGACTTCGATTTCGATTATCTCGCTGAAGACATCGATTGTTTTTGTGGCGACTAATCTATTCAAGCATTTTTCTAGCTCTATCCCACTCGATCTTTAGAATCAATTGAGACAACTCAATAATACGATCAAACTCATCCATCAAAGTGATCCCACCCTCATTGGCTTTATCTAAAGCCTTATCAACTTCCCGAAGCAAGTCCTTAAAAAGATCCTCTTTCGGATTCGACAATAAAATAATCTTAGCTCTCAGCGAATAAACTGAGGTTCGCAGCAGACTATGCTCACGCCCCCATTCGGCTTGCATATTTGCTGCCGCTACTGGGTCATGATTTATTAGAGTCTTCGCCAAATTACTGTGAGACTCATGCATGTATTTGTGACCCTTCAAAACCATAATTGCTGCTACGTAATCAGAGCAGCAATTCCTAAGCTCATTAATCCAGTCTTGACGACTTTGTTTCACAGCAACTTTTCTAGCTAACTCCTCTTGGCTTCGGACGGTTTTCCTGAACGTCCAGACTGTCACCATTGAACCAGCGACAACTGCGATAGCGGTCAGCATAAAACCGAACAGCGTTATCCAATCAGTACCTGAATCAATGTGAATTTTCGGGAGGTGGTCGACGTACAGAACTGATGTATCAACCCACATAGAAAATCCCTTTCGCTAGTTAATTTGATTGCATATTGCCATAGCGGGAAATCTTTTTCTTTGAGTTTCCCTCCACCGCCCGGGCATGCCCCGGCATAGGACGCCAGTAAGGATGAAGGCTCAATGCTGCATAAGCCTTCCCGCGATACTGCTATCGATCAGTGGGATGATTCCGCTGCTTTGCTGATCAGCTAACCAGCGCTGAGACAGATAAATATCAAGCTTCAAGATGTTTCGTTTAAGCAGCTCTACTGCTGTTCCAGTGATCCGGTACCGCCCGCACTTTGGGCACGGAATCTCCTCGCTGTCTGGCAGCACAACTGGTGTAGCGCTAATTCCGCAAATGTAGCAGTTCATGGCGATCCTTCTCCGGTAATCGCGGAACTGTAGCTGATCCATCCACCCCACTCCACCGTTCGGGCACGGCCCGACAAGGACTCCCCATGCCCACAGAAAACAAACCGGCCGCGCCAGTGACAGCGGCAGACGAACTCGACGCGGTTCTGCACTGGCGTGACAAGCATGCCCAGGCCATCAAAGAGCGCGACGCCCTGCAGCTACGCCTGAACGCAGCGGATCAGCGGATTGATGAGCTGGAGTGCGATAAGGCGCGGCTGGATGCCCTTGACTCGAATTGTTGGGACGTCCGCTTCAACAGCAGCCCCAACGGCGACGCCGGCGATAGCAGCATCAACATCGAAGTCGTCGGCCATTGGATGGATCAGCCGTTCGAGCGCGTCATCGGTGAGAACTACAGCGAGAACCTTCGAGCAGCGATTGACCAAGCCATGGCTGCGCCAGCTTACCCGCCGGCGAGGCCGGAATACCCGGAGCCTGAACCCGACGCTGACGCCGACTGGCACATGAACCCGTGTAAGAAAGGTCATCGCGATGTCGGTGCCTCGGGTGGTGTGGCGGCGTGCAACCAGTGCGACGAAAAGATCGAAGCCGCGACCACGCAGGAAGCCTTCGAGCGCTGGAACGCGACACACCCAGCCAGCGAATCAGCCGGATCCCGATAAGAGTACATCTGTACTCCTCCCGCAAAATTACTCCCTCCCCCTTCAAAGTCAGCCGCTATAGCGGCAAGGACGAAGTCATGTCTGAACAAAAGATTACGTTCGTCAACAGCGAGCCAGCCAAGTGCGGCTGCACGATGGAATTCAGCTCTGGCGGCGGTCACTACTCCGACGTGGTGTACGTCACTCCCTGCGACGCGCACAGCGGCAGCAAGCCGTTCGGGCCGGTCGAAGTGAAGCGCGATGCGGACGGCTGGTGGTATCACCCCAACACTCCGAGCTTTGGAGAAGGCGAAGATCCTGCGCCATACACCGCCTGGACAAAGGAGCAAGGTCTGGAGCTGAAAGGGTGGCACCTGAGTGACGATCTCGATAGCCACCCGTATGAGGATGGTGATGCTCACTGTAACGGTTGGGAGCCCGGATCACCGGGGCCAGAGTGGTTCTTGATGGGGATCTACGACACCGAGGACGGACCCTATGTGCAGTGGGCACGGCGCGCGAAGGTGAAAGCATGATCGCCCTCGCCTGGTTCCCCTACGTGTACTGCTACAAGGGGCCGCGTTGATGTGACGTCAGGAACTGAGCGGCTCTTCAGGAGGGCGACCGTCGAGAATTGGCATTGGGTCGACTTGGACGCCTCTGACGGCGGTTACCCAAGCTGAATAAGCGGAGCTTTGACGTGCGAAGGCATCATCCCAGCTCGGGCCGGAAAGCTTGCCCGCAACTACCAGCATCATTAACTGCGTTGTAGCTGCATCAAGCTCAACAAGAAGAACGTGGGCCCGGAATCGTAGATCGTCTGCGGAATTCATGGTGGTGCTCGATGTGCTGTGGCGATCTGTAAGCCGGTTAATCGAATAGTTCTCCTGCTTTGAGTGTGGCACGAAAACTTCTACACAACTGGCATATTTGTACAAGAACGTGTTTAAAAGTTCCGCATAGCGGTCCAGCTTCAAAACTCTTCCGTTCCCACCCCCATCTTTTATCAATCAGCAGCCTGCCGGTGTACGGCGGGCGAGGAATTCTCATGCCGGAATTATCGTACGACCAGAAACTGATCCACTACGCGACAGCACCGAAAGCCACCGCCGGGCCCATACGCCAGATCGAGGACCGCAGGATCGTCACCTACTGGTGCGGGAAGCTGCGCGGCGACTTCGTCAAATTCGGTGCGGACTGGAAAGCCTCCACCAAAGAAGAAGCCATCGAATCAGCTCGGCGCTTCCGCGAACAGTGCAAAACGGAAGCGAAAGCGAAAGGCCTGCTGTCCGCATAACCCATCACCACCTTCTGCCGCCACGCGCGGCATGGAGCATCACATGAGCAAAGTCACCCTGGATGAATGGGCGGCGGCCGAGTTCAAGACGCCGCCCAGCCCCAACACGCTGCGCAAATGGGCGCGAGAAGGCCGGATAGCGCCAGCACCGGTGAAGCACGGGCGCAGCTACTATGTAGAATCGAACGCCCACTATCAGGAACCTGACCTGCAGCCGATCCGCATTGTCGGTGGCAGCCTGATCAGCAGAATAGAGAGAGCACGCAATGGCGCCCAGGCCGCGTAACACCGGGTCAAAGGATCTTCCACCCAATCTCTACCGCAAGACTGACGCTCGCAACGGCGTCACGTATTACACCTATCGCGACCCGGTCAGTGGTCGCGTCTTCGGTCTGGGCAAGGACAAGGAAGCAGCGATCCGTGAGGCGGTCGCTGCGAATCACGCCGACACCATCAGACCAACATTGACCGAGCGCATCAGCGCGCCGGCGCCAGCACCGGGCAAACTATTTTCGGAATGGCTGGAGGAATACCGCGAACTGTTCGCCGAGCGCAAGCTGTCCGCCAGCAGCAACAAGAACGTGCGCATGCGGATCAACCGGTTGGATGCCGAGTTCGGTTCGAAAGGGATAAAGGAAATCACCACGATGGATGTGGCCGATTACCTGACAGGCATGGCCAAAGAGGGAAAGGCGCAAATGGCGCGGGCGATGCGCTCGCTGTTGCGAGACGTGTTCGCCGAGGCTCAAGCGCGGGGATGGGCAGACACCAACCCGGTCGAGGTGACCAAGGCGGCGCGGGTGAACATCAAGCGCGAACGGCTGACGCTGGAACTGTGGAAGGCGATTTACGCCGAAGCGACGAAGCCGTGGCTTCGCAGGGCAATGGAGCTGGCAGTGCTTACCGGTCAGCGCCGCGACGATATCGCATCGATGCTGTTCAAGGACGTGCGCGACGGGTTCCTGCACGTCGTGCAGTCCAAGACCGGCGCGCGCCTGCGGATCAGCACGGATCTGCGACTGGAATCGGTCGGACTGGATCTATCCACCGTCATCAAGCAATGCCGCGATCGCGTTCTGTCACAGCACTTGGTGCATCATGCGCAGGCATCCGGCCGAGCAAAGGCCGGCCAGCCTCTGGTGCTGGACACCCTGAGCTCCGCATTTGCCGAAGCGCGCGACAGGGCAGGCGCGAAGCTGGGGATAACTTTCGGTAGCCAACCGCCAACATTCCACGAGCAGCGATCCCTGGCAGCCCGCCTCAATGAAGCAGAAGGCCGGGACGCCCAGAAACTGCTCGGTCACCGTTCGGCCGCCATGACTGACGTGTATCGTGACAGCCGCGGCGCTGAATGGATTGACGTTGCCTAGAGCTTCCTGTCCTTCGGATCAAAATACAGCGGTATGTTATACGTATCCACGGTGTATTTTCGACCACTACCTTCATGCGTCCCTGAGCAAACAAAATTCAGATCATCCTCAATATCGCCTAGCACAATATCAGGATATTGTTCGGTAAGAACCTCGCGCCACGACTTTGTGACACTAACCGCGTCTTTATTAAAATTGTAAATAAGAAAGGCGCCACGATCCTCATCTACCATACCTGTCATGTATCTGGTAGTCAGTTGCGCCCAACCTCGCTGAAGGGTTAAATAACTACTGTGGATCTTGGCCTCACCGTACCAGAGATAATCCTCATACTCCACGGTGATATCTACATGACCACCAATTTGCTTGTCATGACTGCTATTAAATCCATATGCGTCGAAGTGCGATATGATGTGGTAAGTTATCTGATCCTCACCCATACCTTCGAAATGATTCCGCCCTCTAATTACAGTTCTTATAACACGCCTAAGAACATTCCTAATTATGTCGACAAAATCGGAATAGCAGTCGATCTCAGACGCGATAGCGCTCCTAAAAACTGGCACCAGGTCTTTTTCTTTAGCAGTCTTGAGAGTTAAGGGTGTCATCCAACAACCTCAAATTCGATCAAAACTCTTTCATCGACATCAACACCTTCTACAACCGCATTGCTGACAGGGTGGTAAAGCTCGTCAAACTTTAAATAGTGCTTTACCACTCCATCCTTAAGCATAATTGGGCCGAAGTCATCATCGAGATAGAAATACACATGCTTCATAAGCCGGATTTTCTTATTACACACCAGCTCGATTATTTCGGCCATCCTCCGCTCATTTTCCTCAAGCTTAAAGATCTTACAGAGGCGCACAAACGGGATGATCGCGCCCACATAACCGTCGAGGAGCGATTTCGCCTCGCTGATCAGCTCATCAGCTTCTTTTGAACCAAGCGGGATGGTCATAGCTACTTTGCGAAAGCCAGAAGGCGTGAAAAGGCAAAATCGAAGGATGCTTGTTCGGTGCACCCAAGAATGATCGCATGCCGGACATCCGCCGTAACAAGCGCTTTATAGCTGCCGGGGATGCACAGAATTGGTTGGTCGTCGCTCATGGCAATTTTCCAGCTGACGCTTAGCCGATAGATATCAATTGTATCAGGAATTGCTGCTTTCGCGATCGCATCGCGACCTCCGGCGTGCCACGTTTCAACCCTAAGGTCGGCCGTGTTCCGCTTCATCTTTTCTTTTTTGACTGAGCCTCCAAGCGTCGTGGCAAAACCCAATTCGCAGACGTTACCGTCCTTCGAGTTATAGATTTTCTCCATAGCGTAGAAGAAATTCATGGGATCGGGAAATGCTATGCCGGGCGCTGCCGAGGAAAGTGCCTTTTTGACCAAGGATTCATACTTTTTGAATCTTTTAGAAATTTCATCCTGGTTGAGCGCTGTTGCTCCTGGCCGAGAAATATCCAAAATTAATTCGACACTAACCACATCGGGACCGGTGACACCGTGACTAAACCGAATGACATCAACATGTTCATACGCCACCTTCTTGATCCCGATTACCTCGGAATAATCTGCCAGCTTGGCAACCGCTTGGTTATCGGCGGTTGTCAGCGCTACTTTCTCCCTGACGTAATATTCCGAAACAGTCGTTAGTACGAATGTGTACGCGCTGGCAGATCCAGAAATAGCGCGCAC